TAGTTATTTCAGAAGGAACATCAAGTACACCAATTGCAGGAAACGCAATTGATATTACTAATAATGTTATTGATGTTAAATACGATGATGTGTCAATTGGATTAAATAATAGCAATAAGTTATTTGTTAAAGTAGATGATATTACAATTGAAGCAACATCAATTGACCCTTATGTTTTAATATATAATATGGATTATAATTGGTGGTGGACTGGAACACCTACGGAATATCAATGGATAAACAACACTGGGTCTATCCTGCAAGGTGACTTACTTAAAGTTATATGGAGTAATGGAGCTATAGCCTATGGTACAGCTAATTTATATAATGCTATACCACCTTTCTTTGAACTAATTCCTACACTGGTGATTGGCACACCAATACTGCTTGAAGGCTTTAATGGTACTGCTCAAATATATAGGCAAGAAGGTGTGGCTGTAAGTTCTATTAATGTAAAGGCTATTGATGCTGATATTGTTCCAGTTTCACATATTGAGTTAGATAATTTCAAAAGTGGTGTTGTAAACACTGTTATTTCCGCTACTCCTACAGATAATTCTATATTAACTGAAAAAGCAGTATCAGATTTAGTATCTAATATTTCAATTGCTTCATCTATATCAAAATATGCAGTTGATATTGGCGATAATTCAAACACTAGTTTTGTTGTTACGCATAATTTAAACAGCAGAGATTTATGCGTTACATTGCGAAATAATTCCTCTCCATACAATATGGTATTTACGGATATAGAATTTACAACTATTAATACTTGTACAGTTAGTTTTTCAACTGCGCCAAGTACTAATCAATATAGGATTACATTAATAGGTTAATCATAATAAAATATAGAAAGGGTGTGTATTAATGAAATTTTTAAACAATATTGATTTAGATTTAAATTATATCAAAAATGAGTTGTTAGAAAAATTTGCATCAGACCCATCTTCTAAACGTGCTAGGATTTATTATAATACCACTAATGAAGTTATTAGATATTATAATAATACAAAATGGATTTCTCTATCAACAGAAGATGATATTACAACATTAACAACATTAATTAGTTCACAAATGAATCAAAATCCATGGAAAAAATCATGTATAGCTTCAACCCCAGTTAGTGTTGATATTACTACTTTACATGCAGGAACAAAAATTGATGGTGTAACTTTATCTGAATCTGATAGAGTATTTTTGTGGAATCAAGCTGATGCTAAACAAAATGGTATCTATATAGTTTCTGCTACTCCAACTAGAAGTTTAGATGCTGATACTGGATTAGAAATTAGAGGTATGACGTTATTAGTTGAGCAAGGTACATATGCACAATGCCAATTTAGTTTAGTTACTGATTATCCAATAACAATTGGAAGTGATAACTTAGTTTATACACAAACTGGTTCTGGGTCTACAGTTACAATTACAGCAGGAAATGGTATAGAACTCAATGGTGGCGAAGTTAAGGTAAAACTTGATGGTACAAGTTTATCAGAAAGTTCTAGTGGATTAAAATTATCTACTGCTACATTAAATAGCATTGCAACTCCTGTATTACCAGATGATAGTGTTACAAAGGAAAAAGTTAATGCTGATGTTGCAGGATATGGACTACATCAATATATTGATGGTAGTTTAGATGTTGCTCTTGGAGATGGATTAGTTTATAGCACTATAACTGCATTTACAAATTATGTTAAGCCTATTTCTGGACATTTTAGTACAGGACAAAGTTTTGCAGACCATGAAGCTTTTACTCCTGCTGTTGGAAATGGAACATATACTGTATATAAAAACGGAATTAATATTGGTTCATATACTGTCTCAGGTGGCATGTATGGTTCATTAACTTGGTCATTAAGCCTAACTGAATATATATATACTACAGATACAGTGACCATAAATTCCGCTTCTCGTACATTGGTTCATGCGTTAACAGAAAGTAGTTTATCGTATGGTTCTTTCACTAATGCAGAAGTGAGTGGGTTGAATATTGGAAGTCCAATATATTATTCCACGAGGTCAGGTAAGGTATTAAATCAAGCTGGAACACTGTTCTATAATGGTGTTGATGATTATCAGATTGATGCATATACCATAACTGAACCTGATGCTGAATTTGATGGACATTTTGGACAAGGTACTACAACTACGCATAATGTTATAGAATCTGTTGCGCTAACCGCAGGTGATGGAGTTACTATAACTAACAAGGAAATCAATGTAAATGTTGGTGATGGTTTAACTATAACCAATAATGACATAAATTTATTGCTTGGTGATGGTTTGAGAATTCGTTCATCTATTGGTAAAGTTCAAACAGAAATAGGTAATGGATTACAATATGAAACAATATTAAATTGTCCTGTTTTTGCACAAATTACTGGCGTTCAAAATAAACGAGTTGATTATTATAACAACTTTACATATTTAAGTTCTGCTCCACCAAGCGGAAGTCACGATATATATAAAGATGGAACACTTGTTGGGTCATATACATACACAATTGGTGGATATGGTGGAAATCGCCATACAATTAATCTGATTGAACGTGTCAACGTAAATGATGTTATTCAAATTGAATCAGTTAATTATACAGTAACGTCAACTATACCTGTAAATTCTTTTCTAGTGAGTTATGCAGGTATTGTTCATAATACATTTTTAAGTGGTATGTACAATGGTGGAACTCTATATAGAACCAATTCAGATGGAGATGTATTATCTGCTTTAACCACAATATCTACTGGATGGGCATGGAATCCAGATAATAGTTATGTTCATGTTGATGGATTTGTTGCATTATCAGATGGTTATGTTGGTGGAAGTCCAATATCAACAATTAAGAAAATTTCTTCTAAACTTGATGGAAGTTCACTATCAGTTTCATCAAGTGGATTAAAGTTATCATCTACACTATTAGATAGTATTGCTACACCTGTAGTAAATGCTGATTATGCAACTTTATCAAATATTGAATTAGATAATTTTAAAAGTGGAGTAGTAAAAACCGCTGTGTCTGCAACTCCTAGCGATACATCAATATTAACAGAAAAAGCTGTTAATACGTTAATAAGTAATATTAATGTAACATCTACCCCAGTGTTAGATGGAACTACATTATCATATTCATCAAATGGATTAAAAGTTTCTGATGCATTTGCTTTATTGGCTACAGCAACACCTTCTTTAGCCACTACAGTTAATAATGGTTTAATGAGTTCTGTTGATAAATCCAGATTAGATGTTATATATGCAAATCAACAATCATCAACTCCAACGAATTTATTATTAGATGGAGATTCGTTGAAATTTACACAAGTTGGTATGAAAGTCAATGAAGATTTTGTAAATAATATGGTTGGAACATTAATTATAGATTCAACCTCTATAGATGTAACTTATACATTTAGTGCCACACCAACATTAAGTATGGTTGTAAAACCAGATAGTATTGATAAATCAATGCTAAAAGCTAATGTGGCTGGTTATGGATTGGTTCAGGCTGTTGATAAATCACTTCAAATTGCAGATTTTATTTTAAATCAAACTGCTACCCCTGTTATTGATGGTAATATAGCACAAATATCCAATATTGGTATAGCAAGTTTTGAAACTGGAGTTATTAATACATCAGTTTCAGCTACACCAACAAATAATTCAGTTTTAACAGAATTAGCAATTACAAATTTATTAGCAAGTAAAAAATATGTACATACAATTACTGGTGATGGTAATTATGAATTCACCCTGACACATAATCTAGGCACAGAGGATATTATTATTATGATGTACGATGGAGTTGTTCCAATGTACAATGTATATCCAGATATTGAGGTTTTAAATTTAAATCAGATTAAAATTATATTTTCAACAAATAGTAAACCTGCAAATGGTCAAACATATAAAGTAGTTATATTGAGTTAGTTTTCATCACAGGGTAGGTATATGCTTACCCTGTGAATTTTTTTTAGTGAGGTGGAAAAATGGGAACAAGATTTTTAAACAATGTTGACTTTGATTTAAATCAAGCATTAAAATTAAAATTAGAAAATTTGTCATACCATCCAAGTCCTAGTGAATCACGCATTTACTATAATACAACAGAGGATTGTGTATGTTATTATAATGGTGCATCATGGGTTTTTTTAAGAAGACCAAGTGTTAAACCATCAGTCGCTACATTTGCTGATTTACCTACAACAGATTTAATTGATGGTGATAGTTGTTATGTTATTGATGAAGATAAAGAATATTTTTATAATTTACCCACAGCAACTTGGATATTACCTGATATTTCAGCAAGTCAAATTGACAATGGATTTATAACCGCAGATATGATTCAAAATTTTTGTATTAATGAAGATAAAATTACTTCTACCATAAGTGCATGGGGAGCTATTGCTAATTGGGATAATAAAATTAGTGTTAATACAGGTAGTGGATTAAAAATTGAATTAGTCAATGCAACTGAAACAGCAAGTGGTAAAACATTAAATGCTATTATACCAGATGATTATTTAGTTTCATTTAATAGAAGCACGACAAAATCATCTTATTTAACTTTCGGTGCTGGTAGTTTAATGAAATTTGATGGACACGATACTATATATGAAGTTGAACAAGGTCTATTAGAATTAACAAATAATAAAGTTGGAACTACACCAAGCATAGCCTTATTATCTGATACAAGTTATCCAGAAATTATTACCGTTAAAGATAAGCCAAACTTTTTAGGTTATATTGAAATTACTTCAAATGTTGTAACTATCAAATATTTAAAAGGATTTCTAGTACTTGGTGATATAATTCAATATAATGGAAATGAATATATTGTTTCAACTGTTCCTGATTTTAACAGTGCAATAGATAATGATACACATATAACAACGCATATCTATGTAAATCAATTAACTGGTATTAATAAAAATAATTATATTGCTAATAATATCGCTATTGGAACTGATGTTATTTTTATAGAAGCGGAAACTAGAGTAGCTTTGGATTATGACAATATATCATTAAATAGTTTAGGATTAGATACATCATCGACACCTCTATTTGAAGATGTTTTGATTAATGGTTTAACCACTTCTATTTCATCTACAAATTCTGTTCAAACCCAAATTGAATCTATAGGTAATACTTTTGATATAACTAAAGAACCTACTGGATTTCCAAATAGAACAGATACATCAATAACTCAAATAGTAACTAGTAATAGACAGTTTACAATTACAGGAACTAATTTTAACATTTATATTCATGGAAAAAAATATATTAAAAATACTGAAACCATAACTGTTCCTAACATAACACAGTTGAATTATATATATTATAATAGTTCTGGTGTATTATCGCAAAGTACAACATTTTGGGATTTAGCTATGACTATTCCTGTTGCTGTGGTTTATTATAATACAGTTTTAACTTCTGGTATTGTTGGAGATGAACGTCATGGTTTAACAATGGATTATGATACACATAAATATCTACATTTAACTATTGGTGCAAGGTATCAAAGTGGATTAAGTGCTAGTTATGGCAATACAAGTTTTACAATTAGTAGTGGAACAATATTTGATGAAGATATTCAACATGATATTAATACACAAACTCAAACTAGAGTTTTCTATAGAAATGGTACTAGATTTGATTGGACTTCAAAACAAAATTTATATTATTATACTAGTGGTGGTCATTTATATTATGACAATGCTTCAACACCTACTGCTGTATCAAATAATGAATATGTTGCATATTGGTGTTTTGCTACAAATAATCCTGAAACTCCAATTATACATATCATGGGTCAACGAAAAGATATAACACTTGCTAATGCTAGAAACAATAATACTTATGAAAGTTTAGTATTAACTGGATTACCATTTGCTGAATATAAAGTACTATATAGGATATTAATAAGAGATGTAGCTTCATTTGAAGAAATACAAGATTTACGAAATGTATCTCCTGTAACAAATGGAACATATGTTGCCACAGACCATAATTCATTAACTAACAGAACAGCGACTAATTCACATCCTGCTAGTGCTATTGATACTGTTACTACTAATTTTAATAAAATTTTAACAACTTCTGAAACTGATGTTCAATTAGCTTTAGATAAAATTGACGACCATGTACATGATAATGCAACTACTAGCGTAAATGGATTTATGAGTGCTTCTGATAAATTAAAATTGGATAATGTTTCAAGTTCATCAACTCCATGTACATCAACACCACTTATGAATGGGATTGGTAATGCAGGAACTTTTAATAATTTTTCAAGAGGTGACCATGTACATCCAACAGATACTACAAAAGTTGATAAAATAACTGGTAAAGGATTATCAACAAATGATTATACTACTGCTGAACAAACAAAGTTAAGTAATATATGGGTGTATGCAACACCATGTTCATCTACTCCATTAATGAATGGTGTAGCAAGTGTTGGAACATATAATAATCTATCAAGAGGTGACCATATTCATCCTAGTGATACAAGTAAAGAAAATACTGTCACAGCAGGAACAACGTCACAATATTATCGTGGTGATAAATCATGGCAAACCCTTGATAAAAATGCTGTTGGTTTAGGCAATGTAGATAATACAAGTGATGCAAATAAACCTGTTAGCACAGCTCAAAAAACATATATTGACGCAGGTGATTTGACTAATAGCATTCAAACATCTAAAGGATTATTTACTGTACAATCTTCTATGCAAGCAAATATTCATAATTTAAATAATCTAGCAGTAGATAGTTTTAATGACCAAACTGGTCTTGATGCTGTGCATAGTGCAAACTATGTTTATGATGCAACAAATAAGTCATTTTATAATTCACTAGATGGTGAAACGTGGACACTTAGAACAACAAATGGAAATGCTTGGAACGCTATTGCCTATGGAAATGGAATTTTTGTAGCAGTAGCATCAAGTGGCAGTGGAAATAGAGTTATGACTAGCACAGATGGAATAAATTGGACAGCGAGAACTAGCGCAGAAAATAACTCATGGGTTTCAGTTTGTTATGGTAATGGATTGTTTGTTGCTGTCGCTAATGCAGGAAATAATAGAGTTATGACTAGTACAGATGGTATAACATGGACTGCTAGACGTTCAGCAACAGCAAATTTATCACAGGACAAACCATCAACATTATCTAGTCAATTTGCATCAGATTCAGGTGCTAGTAATGCTAATAATGGACTTACAGGTGGTAATTACCAAGGTGGAGATAAAGTAGCAATTACAAATAGCACAGCATCACCATTTTGGTATGTTGATTTAGGTGCAGTATATAGTATTGGTGACATAGAAATATGGAATAGAACAGATGTAGCCATGGATAGATTGAGTGACTATTATGTGTATTTTTATGATAATAATTTTCAAAATATCCAAACAATAAGCCATCAAACGACATATCCAAACCCTATGACAGTAGTTAACGCAGGTGGGGCAAGTGGTAGATATATTGTTATACAATTATCTGGTACAAATTATCTACAACTTGCAGAAGTTAAAGTGTTTGAGGCAAATAGTTGGGCTAATGTTTGCTATGGTAATGGAAAATATGTTGCAGTGTCACAAACTGGCGTAACTAGAGTTATGTATAGCACAGATGGAATTACATGGAAATCAAGACCAATATATAATATTGCTAGAAATGGTTCAGCTTATCAAACTAGCACAGACCAAGGTGGTGTAGCATCAAGAGCAGTTGATGGTAATACATCAGGCGTTTGGAATAACAGTGAAGTAACTAGAACTGCTGGCGCACAGTATGAGTGGTGGAGTGTTCCATTCGATGATTCCTATGAAATTGGTAATGTAAAAATATGGAATAGAACTGATGCATATATGAGTAGATTAAGAGATTATACATTATATGTAAATGATGGTATTGGTGGATATTGGAGTAGTCATCAAACAAGTTACCCCAATCCTTCGACTACTATTGATGCAGGAGGTTATTATGGTAACTCAGTTTCATTGCAAACAAATATCGCAGAACCATTATCACTTGCAGAGGTACAAGTTTGGACAAAAACACCATTTTATGATTCTATAGCGTGGTGGTCAGTTTGTTATGGTAATGGCGTATTTGTGGCAGTAGCAGGAGATGGTGCTAATCAAGTAATGACATCAACTGATGGTATTCGATGGACTGCTAGAACGCCATCTGTGGCTAACTATTGGAGATACGTTTGCTATGGCAATGGATTATTTGTTGCAGTGGCTACAAATGGTACAAACACAAGGGTCATGACTTCACCTGACGGCATTACATGGACTACACGCACAAGTGGAGCAAATAATACATGGTCATGTGTATGTTATGGAGCAAATTTATATATTGCTATATCTGTAACTGGAAGTGGCAATAGAGTAATGACCTCTCCAGATGGCATTACATGGACTGCCAGAACTAGCGCAGGTGATTTAAATTGGATGGGAATTTGCTATGGAAATGGTAAATTTGTTGCTGTATCACCTGATGCAACAGCAAATAATGTTATGACAGCAAACGAATATAAACAAATGACACTAACATCTAATATAGTCACAGCATCAGCAACACCAAATTATGGATATACTGTTGTGGATAAAACACTTTCGACAGGTGCTTCATTAACTACATATGTAAGTAGAAATGGTGGAACAAGTTGGGATACTGTAACAGAGGAAACTATGACTAGTATATCAGGACAATCTGCTGGTTCATCAATGGCAATTAAAGTAGCAACAGACGCAGATGGACATAAAGTTATTGTTAACGCATGGGCATTAGGATGGAAAGTATAGAAGGAGGTATATTATGGGATTTGTTAATATTTATAATTCAGAAGTTGAACAATTAATAATTGAAAAACAAACCAATGAAGAATTATTGCAACAAACTGTTATTGAGCAAGCAACGCAAATTGAAGAATTAACAATTACACTAGGCGATTTAATATTAGGTTAGGAGGAATTATAAATGACATTTTGGGCAAATTATGTTATAGCGAAAGAAAAAAAAGGTGTAAGTAGAGAAATAACTTTAGATATACTAGAAGCAAAATATGGTTTAGAATTTAGACAGGCAATTGAAGCTGAATTAGAATCTATATAATAAAATACAGAGTGGTATTTATTTACCACTCTTTTTGTTGTATAATTGTGTTAGATGGAATAAAAGGAGTGATTTTATGGCTTTTAGTGGTGGAAGTGGTACAGTAGGTGACCCATATTTAATAGCAAATAAAGCGGATTTGTTATTAATAGCAAGTTATAATACTAGTAATTTTAAACAAATTGCAGATATAGATTTAATTGATACACCTTTAGGCATTAACAGAATGACTTTGCGTTCAGGAAGTTATGATGGTCAAAATTATAAAATTAAAAATATGATTTCTAATGAAGGATTATTTCGTGCTACTTGTAACGATGGTTCAACTATAAGCATTACTTTGAGTAATATTAAGTTAGAAAATGCTATTGTAACAAGTTCAGAAAATTTAGGTATTTTATTAGGCACATGTTGGAATGACATTGGTGGCTCAAATTTTACAGTAAACATCACAAATTGTAGTGTACATGGAATTGTCACACAACCATCTACTTATTCTACAGGTGGCATGATTGGTTATGTATATGCACAATATTCATATTCACCAATAACCATCAACATGACAGGATGTTATTCTAATGTAAAAATAGTCAATGGAAAAAGGTCTGGTGGTTTAATTGGTTATACTAATGGGTATAGTTATGTTAACATCACTAATTGCATGACAGAATGTGAAATACTTGCAAATAATTATTCATTTCCAAGTCCTGAATATCAAGAAATGAATGGTGGTTATAAATATCTAAATGCATACAATAGAGCAGGCGGATTAGTTGGGCATCACAATGGATATGAATTAAGAATTGTTGATTCATCTACTAAAGGAACAATAGTCAGTGTATTCGCAGGTGGATTAGTTGGATATTCACAGCAGGATTTACATATTGATAATTGCCATTCTACATGCCATATTACTGGTTATGATGGTGTTGGTTTAATAGGATGTTTTTGGTATTCATCAGCAATTGGTGGATTGATTGGTGCGATGAATCGTTGGGATGGAAATCAAGCTTCTACAACCTATAGAGGTAATTTTTGGTGTATTTCTCCTAGCGGTGGAAGTTATAGAGACTCAACTATTAGTAGGTCATATTTTCGTGGCTTATTATTTCAACCAGAATTTGGAGGAATTGCAGGTGGCATATGTGGATTTGGTGGAATGGCAACATTTTCACAAGTATATGCATCTGAACAAATTACATTTCATTCTGTTGCAGGAAATGGAAATAGGGTAGGTGGAATCATTGGATTTATTGGTTGGAATACATATGGTAATAGCACATCATGGATGACAATTACTGCTAGTGTTTTTAATAGTGATAATCATCCAACACCATATGATGGTGACCCATCTCAAACTGGTGATTGGAATAGTTATGGATTACAAAAAACTACTGCTGAAATGCAATCAGAATCAATGTGGTCTGGGTTAGGATGGGTGTTTATATGAGTACAAATTGGGTAATTGATGCAAATAATAATGGTTATCCATATACTCCTGATGTTGCTCCATTAGACCAATCACCATATCCATTTTTATTTACTTTTTATGACCCTAAGCCTGATATTTTTTGGCATTTTGACGAAACACAAAATGATAATTATCCATATAGATATGGCAGAGTTCCATTAACACAATCACCTTATCCATTAGTATTCCCTTGGTATGGAAGTGCTGATACGCCAATACTAATATCTAATGTAGAAGAATTAAACGCTGTTAGAACTAATCCAGTAGCTTATTATAAGCAAGTCGCAAATATTGACTTAAATGTTGCACCTTATAACACTGGAACTGGATGGACACCAATACCTAATTTTACAGGTAACTATGATGGTGGAGGATTTACAATATCTAATTTATATATCAACAATCCAACAGGTGAATATTTAGGTATATTTGGTAATACCAATACAGCGTTAATTATTAAAGATTTAACAGTATCAAATATTAACATCACTGGTAAACGATATATTGGTGGAATTTGTGGTTATTTTAGTGGTGGCGGAACAATGACTAATTGTAAAACATCAGGAACTATAATATGTGACTGGGGTAATAGTGGTGGATTAATTGGTTATTGTGAAAATGTCATAACTAAATGTAGTTCTAGTGTTAATATTTCTGGACTAGTTGATACTACTGCTAATCAAGTTGGTGGTTTAGTTGGTGCAAGTGTTGGAAATATGTCTAGGTGTTTTGCTACTGGAACAGTATCAACAGGATATAAATTAGGTGGATTAGTTGGCGTATATTATGGTGAAATGTTAGAGTGTTATGCCACAGGAGTTGTAACAGGAACTAGTAAATGTGGTGGATTGATTGGTGAAGTTGACACATCTGCTACAGTTACTAGATGTTTTACAACTGGTAATATTATTTCTACTGGAAATGGAACAAATATTCAATTTGGTGGAATGTTTGGTAGAGGTGCTAATGTGATAGTTGTAGATAGTTATGCACAAGGCAACATAACATCAACTGGTAATTATTGTGGTGGATTTATGGGTTCGTCACAAACTTGTACATTAACTAATTGTTATTCATCTGGAATTGTATCATCGACAAATACATACGTTGGGGGATTAATTGGCTATCAAGAAAATTCTACATTTACATCATGTTATTATGATAGTACAACGTCTGGTAAAAGTGATACTGGGAAAGGTGAGCCTAAAACTACAGCTTTGATGAAACAGGCTACTACATTTACTGGGTGGGATTTTAATACAATATGGAATAATGTATAACAAGGATTAAAAGGAATTGAGGTATATAATATGGCATATAGTGGAGGTACTGGAACACAATTAGACCCATACTTAATTGGAACTCCAGATGATTTAAATAATGTAAGAAATAATAGAACTTCATATTTTTTACAAATTAACGATATTGATATGAATATATCACCTTATAATACTGGCACTGGATGGTCACCATTTGGAGTTTATAATTCAGGTACATCCTTTAGAGGATATTATAGTGGTGGAGGTTTTAAAATTAAAAATTTATATATAAATTCTGGTGATAATGTAAGCCTGTTTGGACATTTGACTGATAATGCATTTGTTGGAATTGAAAATATTCATTTATATAATGTTAATATCACTGGTGGTAATAATGTAGCTGGATTAATAAGTGGCTGTAATGACAGTTATAAATTTAATGGTAAAATTATTAAAAACTGTTCTGTGACAGGTTCAATAAATGGTACAGGAACTACTGGTGGATTGATTGGATTAACTCAAAGATTAGGATATGAAAATTGCTCAAGTGAATGTACTATAACTGGCGGTTCGCTAACAGGTGGTTTTTGTGGATATATATCAAGTAGCAATGTTGCTCAATGTAGTTCAAAATGTAATATTACAAATTCAGGTGATTATTGTGGTGGTTTTTCTGGAAGAATTTATGCTTCAACTTTATCTCAATGTATAGCAGATTGTACAATTAATGGATATAATTATGTAGGTGGATTTGTTGGATTTTCGAATATTTCTAATCATACCAATTGTTATTCTAATGGTACTGCAATTGCGTCAAGAGTATCATCATCTAATAATATAGCAGGATATGATGGACAGGCTTTAGCAACAAATTATACAAATTGTTATTCAACAGTTTCAATTTCTACCAATGCTTCTCATAAAGGAGGATTTTTATATTCACCATTTAATGATTGTACTATTACAAATTGTTACTATGATACTACGATATGTCCAGTAGACCATATTTATGGACAAATTGACGCTATATCTAAAACTACCGCTGAATTAAAGCAAGTCTCAACATTTAATACTTGGGAATTTACAACAATATGGGGAATAATAGAAGGTTCTGTTTACCCATTTTTAAGATGGTATACACCTCTTCCACCTTCTAATAATCCATACCCATACTTACGTTGGTACGCCACACAACAATCACTTTTAGATACCAAATTACGTCAATACTACGACACGGCATCAGGAACATGGAAACAATATTATTTTATTAAGTATTGGAATGGCTCAACATGGGTGTATAACGCTCCACCAAAAGTTTGGAACGGAACAGAATTTCTATAATATTTATAATTAACATAATTTTAGTGACATAACAACTAGCAGACTATATAATAGTCGAGTCTACTAACAAGGGGGATATTATAATGAGAAAAATAATATCAATATTAGTATTTATGTTAATATTTTTTGTTATGCTCAACTCTATTAAATTTTGTAAAGCTGAACCATTTAATGAGGGATTTGTAAAAACTAATGGTATAAATTTTGAAATTAATAATAAAACATTTTATTTTGGTGGCACAAATAATTATTACATAAACTATAAATCCAAAAAAATGATTGATGATTTATTTCAAAATGCTGTTTCTATGAATATTAAAGTTATAAGAACATGGGGATTTTTAGATGTAGGTGAAATGGTTGGCAATTGTCAATTTAATAATAATGTTGATAACATTGGACAAAAAGATGGCATATTCTATCAGTATTTTGATAAATCATTAAATAAACCTATTGTGAATGAATCTGAAAATGGTGTTCAACAGTTAGACTATATATTATATAAAGCTAGACAATGTGGTATTAAAATTATTTTGCCATTAGTAAATAATTGGAGTGACTTTGGTGGGATGCAACAATATTGTAGATGGATTAATTCATATAATCATGATGATTTTTATACAAATGAAATATTAAAAAATTGGTACAAAAATTATGCTAATACATTAATTCAAAGAACAAATAGATATACTGGAATAAAGTATAAAGATGATACAACAATATTTGCATGGGAATTAGCGAATGAACCACGTTGCACATCAGATACAAGTGGCAATACATTGTTAAATTGGATTAGAGAAATGAGTATATTTATTAAAACCCTTGATTCTAACCATATGGTATGTGTTGGAGATGAAGGGTTTTTTAATTATTCATACGATGATGCTCAGAAATATAATACTCAAAATCATTGGACTTATCATGGTTGTAATGGTGTTGATGCTAATAGAATTATGGATGTTCCTACAATTGATTTTGGCACATTCCATTTATATACTGCTGATTGGGGTACTGATGATAAGTGGGGAGACAAATGGATTATAGACCATGCTAATCTTGCTAAAGAAAAAAATAAACCTATGCTATTCGAAGAGTTTGGATTAAAGGATAAAAATATTCGAAGTCAAGTATATGAAAGATGGTTAAATTTATCTACTAGTAATAACCTTGGAGGATTTTTATTTTGGATGTTAAGTGGCAAACAAGACGATGGTAGCTTATATCCTGATTATGATGGATATACATTGTATACTTATAATTCGCCAAACAACGCATCTGAAATTATATATAAATATGCAACTATGTTAATTCAAAAATAAACAAATAATCTAAAAGGGGGTATTGTGTTGGCAGGCTTTAAACCAAGTAAGAATAATCCAGATAATAGAAAACAAGTTAAGCAAAAATTTGTTACTTCTAGCGAATGTGAAACATGTAGGCAATGCTCAAAAGGCATTGCTTATTTGCAAAAATTTGCTATTAAAAAACAAGGCAATGGAGTTATGTGTAGTAAATAATTAAATATCGTGGGGTGATGGGGTTGTGCATGATTGTACTAAAGGTGACATCATTTCTGTCCTAAAAAGAGATATAGAAAACTTGTTTGCAATTAAAGATATAGTCATTGAATTAAAAACTTTAATAACTATGCAAACAGAACAAAATAAGAAACAAGATGAAATGTTAAAGCAACAAAGTGAAGCAATGATAAAAATATCTGATACTGTTACACACCAAAGTCAAATTTTAAAAAGGTTAAATCAAAAATTTGATGAACTAGATTTAAGAGTTCAAAACCAAAAGTTGGAAGATTTAAAAGATGGCTCTGTGAGCTTAAATTCTATCCTTAAATCCATTATTGACAAAGCACTACCACCAATACTAGTCGCAGGTCTAACGTACCTAATAATCGAAATTACAAGCAAATAAGGGGTGTTGTATATGTACTTTAATAACTTTATTATAAAGTGTTTAAAAGTGTGTGCAATTGTTCTGTTTCTTGTTATTGCTTTGGGTTCAAGATATGTAATTAGATAAAAAAAATAAACAGAAAGGGTGAGCATGATGATTGAATTTATGCAAATTGCTTATAATAAAACTGCATTAGATAGAAGTTATGCAGGAGCAATTAAATACATCGTAGTACACGACACAGGCAATAGAACAACTGGTGCAAATGCCTACAATCATTTTATATATTTCAACCAAGCAGATAGGCAATCATCGGCAGACTTCTTTGTTGACAACAATAGGATTATACAGACTAATGATTATAAAAAGTATTATTCATGGCACTGCGGAGATGGTCATTCTGCCTATGGAATTGGTAATAAAAATAGCATAGGTATTGAAATGTGTATTAATTCTGATGGTGATTATAATACCATGTTAAACAATACTATTTGGCTAGTAAAAACCCTTAAATTGCAATTAGGTATTTCGAATGATTATGTCGTAAGACACTATGACGCTTCAAGAAAAAATTGTCCTCAGACAATGAATAATAATGGAGATTGGACAGCATGGAATAATTTTAAAGCTAAATTAGTTACTCCTGTTGTTTATCCAACTTGTAGGTTTGGTGACACTAATGATTACGTTAAAATACTACAACGTAAGTTAACTGTATTATGTCATTTTAATCATGAGATTACTGGATATTTTGGACAAATAACTTTTAATGCTGTCTATGAATTTCAAAGAGTAAATGGCTTAGTTCCAGATGGAGTTTGCGGAGAAAAAACATGGACTGTGTTGAATAGTATTGTTCCATAGAAAGGAGTGAGTTTTATGCAGAATAGGTTTCGTTCACCTGTTGCATGGGCATCTGTTGTAGCTTTGTTATTAACAATTTTAAAGACTTATGGATTATTTCCTGCCATTGGACTAGACGAAGGCAGTTTTAGAGAAATATTTGATTTATTGTTTGCTGTATTAATAGCATTTGGAATTTTCAATAATCCAACAGATACAGAAAAATTTTAGTTTTAGGTTGAGTATACTGTTTGGGAGTGGGACATACCACTCCCAATTTTTAACATTGACTTAATTTGACCATAGCTAATTTGAGCGTTTCTTACTGGTTGAGTTATTGTAAAATTTGTAAAATTATTGTCATTTCGTGTAAGGTTTGTAGTTTCCTGTTCTAACACACCTGATTAAATTTGAAACATAAATCCTTGTTGCAAAAGAATATCATATATCATTTCTAATCCACTTCACTTTTTCACATATCGTCATATGTGACACATTCGAATGTTTGTTGCTGTCTTGCTAACTCAACCATCGACATAATATCATCGTGTTTTATTTTTGTCAACAATATTTTTGACAAAAATTATCCAAGTGTAGTAATTTTTTTAGACTTAACAGATTTCTTTGCAATCTGTTCATCTTTAGATACGATAACATTTGCAGTAAATTTAGCATATTGTTTTTTATTATTCCACGACCTCCATACTAATTCAGAATTAAGACTAAATGCATTTGCAGTTCCAACTTTCGTTATTTTCACAAAATTATTATCTTCAAGAATTTTAATTGCACGATAAATCGTCATTCTACTTTTTTCAAAATTATCCATTAAAACCTTATAACTACATACTACAGCATTCTGATTATCCATATGTTTTACTAAAAACATAAAAATCGCTCCTGCCAACCAATCAGCTTTATATACATACGATAACTTGTCAAGATGTTCATCATAAAATTGTGTAAATCCTACGTTTTTTCTCATTTCTTGTACGTCTAAGTCATTCATGTTATCGACCTCTTTTCTTATGTAGAATTATGATACATATATGTACCATGTATTGATATAGATTGTATCAAAAATAATTTATAAAAACTACTTGACAAATTATTTTTTATAAAACTCTTGACAAACATATATGTATCATGCATATGGTACATATATGTATCACCAGTATGATACATATCAAGTCTGGAAACATGCTATTTGAAGCCATTTCGCAAAATTCCCCTCTTATATCTATTTAACACTATATTTTTTAAGATTACTTTGGTCGGAGATAGGGGATTCCGCATCCCCTAACCCCTGCGTTGCAAAACATAAAACAACAAGAAAACCACTTGTTATTTTCTGTTTCGCCTGTGTGATGGCTAGTTGAAATTGTTGCCTTGCGTAGATTTCTTGGTTCTGATGGTTCATTAATTTCAAAGATGTATTCAAGAGTGTCATATTAACCGTCCTTTCGTCATATAATTTAATTCGTTCAAAATTAGTGATTTTAGCTGTTGCTTTATGTAGTAATATAAAATGATTCATACAATGTATTTGATGGCTAAAATCAAAAAATACGGCTTATGGTAATGAATTATGCTTTATCAAACTTTTTTAAATAAATTCTTTTAGCTTGCCTACGTTGACTAACCTCTTCTATTAATCCATATAATGTTAATTCTTGAAATAAAGCCGTACATTTATCTTTTCCAATCTTTAAAATATCTTGTACTTCTAAACGTGTACAATTGATATAAACTCTATTTGATTCATCTATCCAAGTACTGTCATTTCCAAATTTGAGTATATCTAATAAAATTCCATATAAAACCTTAGAATGAACGTCCATTTGGGCATAATGTGAGTTTGTAAAAAGTTCTTTTGGAATCATAAAGCTTGAACATTTTTTAGATTCATGAGCATAGAAGTAATCTGACATAAAAATAACCCCTTTTCTTATTTGTATTTTTATCGAATAGCAAATTCCAAGAGGTTTTTTTATTTTTCCTATTGACTTATAGCGGAATATTGTATATAATGTCGCTAGAAGTTAATAAGAACCTCTTAATGAGTCCTGTGTAAACAATTTTGAGAGAGTAAACACAGGGCTTCTTGCTATTCTTTTTTGAAATCAACCTCATTTTAGCATCAATCGGGAAAATTTGCAATATAATTCTGTGTTATAATACAAAATAGCAGTTCAACCGAACTGCTACAATGCCTATGCTTCATTTGTTATATCACTTTTTTCAAGAAAATGTTCAATAAATTTTCCAATATCATATTTTGTCCTTATTTGTAATGTTCTGGATTCTATTAGCAATCCTTTGTTTTTAATTATATCCATTTCATTAATGCTTTTTTTATCTGTTGAACTTGTAAATTTTTCAAAATCAACAATATTTAAAAAATAAGTTCTGCCTACATTTCTGAAATTAAATACAAATCCTGCAATTACTTTGTTGAATTGTGAAGCTTCTCTTAACCCTTTGATTTGATTAAATTTAATCATTGGAGTTCTACTATCAAATGAAAACGAAGTTCCTTTTGTAGATTTTAACTCTAATGCGAAGAACAAAGGAGAATAAAAAATATAAGCATCGTAAGGATTAGAAGGAGTAAAGCGTATTCTACTATCGTTATTAGTATTACTCCAAGCGTTTGTAGAATCTTTAATACGATTATAGTATGCTTGTATTGGAACACTTTTTTTAAAATCCTTCTCAAACTCTTTACCAGCATTTTCCATATCAAATGTCTTCCTCTTCTTCATGTTGAACCATTATTGTAAATACTTCCACATGCCCTGTATCTGAACACCAATATTGTGTTTCAACTCCATCTTTTTCTTCCAATTCTTCAACTATATCATCAACATTGAATGTTTGAATTACTTTTTCTAAACACTCATATGGCATATCATCTTCGTCACAATCACATTCGTCATAATCTGCAATTTCATATTCATCATCTAAATCAGTAATATCACTAACTGATAGTCTTTCTGGTATCACATCATGTTCAACAAGCCTTTCTCTGATAGTTTTATCAATTGTCTGCATTAAATCAAATGATAAAGTGTCTAATGCTTCTCGTGAAAATTCATCTAAATTTGTTGCGTCAACTGCTAATCTGTAATTAAGTGTAGCCATAGTTACATCTCCTTAGTATTTTAATATTATAAATTATGCTTTAAAAGAAAATCATTATTGATTACTTTAAAAGATATTTTATTTGTATAATCCCTGATTACAATACCTTCTCTTTCAACATCTGCTAAAACAGATTTACCTTTCGCACAATCAAGCATTTCATTCATTTCTAGTGGTAATCTGAAATCTTTATTAATAATGGGTACATGCTTCATTCCATAATTATTTAGTGAATATTGAGCTGATTGCATATATTCCTGATGTGTAGGATAAATAATATTGAAACCATAAAAATCAATACCAGAAATATTATACTTATTCCCTTGGATTTTATCTCCAATAATTTCACCCTGTAATATAACATAATCATGATTACTGATTAATTGTTTTAAAACATATTCAATATTATAAATTCTTGCTATATTCCAATATGCGCTTTTATCAGGAGTTTTTAATTCCATATTTCTACTGCATACTCCAAATGTATATTTACTCCCATAAAATTTAAATTTATTTTTATTTTTAACTAAATAGTAGGTGGCTGAACATCCATCCAATTTTTCACTCACAATGAATTGTGTATTAGCTTCTTTCCATAACATAGATGGCATATTTTGTATACGCTCTTCATCAGTCTTTTTAATAAAGCTTGGAAAAGTAGATTTTTGTTTAATAATAAACATCTTTCTAAACCATTTATATCTCTTTAAATATTTATATATTGGATTATTATATAATAGTGATTTGTCATTTGTAATAGATTGTTCTTCAATTAATTCAGGGTCATATTTAGTAATTGACATGATGCGTGTAACATCATCACCCACTTTATAAGAATGATTACCAACCATTGATGTTGGTAACAATAAGCCTTGGCTTATTTGTCCTCTAAATTTTACACTTTTCACTCTAAACTTTCTATCTCTTAAAAACTCAAACTCTGGTTTATCAGGTAAAATTGAATCAATTTCAACATAAATAGCCTTATCTCCAATTTGAAATTCACCTTTTTTAATAACTACTTTCCAACCTAAAACAGTTGCTACTTCAATTTTATCTGCTTTTTCAATAGGTTGAATATCTGATATGGTTTGAATTGTTGCAAGTTTTCTGGACAAATTATCACCTCATTATTTTAATATAGTATAGTCACAATAGTAATATATATGAATAATTATGTCAAGTAGAATTAGAAAAAACTAGTTTAAAATTCTCAATAAAATATTCCTTTTCATCAGTTTCCACCCATTCATTATTAATCTTGATAGCTTTATTCTTCTCTTTAATTGATAAAATATGAATAACATCAAATAGTTGAATTAATTCAGTAGAAATAGGATTATCATAATTAGCTTTAGAATAAAACTTATTTTTATAAATTTTAAACACTCTCTCTTCTCCTGTAGAGATATTATATGCGTTTAATTTAGGAGTATATTTTGTATCAATATGACTTATTATATATATATTATCAGGTGCATTGTATATTGATTGCATATATCCATAGTATTCAAATTCATAAATTAATTTTTTAAGTGGATTAGTATTTTTATAATTGGAATGATTTCCAGCACTTATCATGAGTTCCATTGAATTAAAATTTTTATACATTTTTTCAGTTTCTTTTTTTTCAATATTTTTCATAATAGTTTCATTTAATTTTAAATCTAAGAGTTTGTCTTTTTTTATTTCTTTTCTTCCATATAAGTTTTGGAATATATCAAAAAAGTTTAATAATTGATTAATATGTCCAAATTCATTAAAAAAATCTAATTTAATTAATATCTGAATTTGACCTGAATCAATTCTTGTATTTTGTTTTATATCTGATAGCAATTCAAAAAAATTATCATATACTTTATCTTTGAATTGTAATAACTCTCCTGCTAAATCATGTTTTGTACCAAAACCTTTAACAGATGATAATCCCTTATAAATTGATTGTGTTACTTTATTAAAGGAATAGTTATTATTAGAATGTCTAAATTTAATTGGTACAAGTTTAAATCCATAATATTTTGCTAATTCCCATCCTGCTTTTAAATCATCTTCATTGTCTGCTCTATTTAGGTAAGCTGTTGTAAACTCTAATGGGAAGTATGTTCTAAGTCTAACACAAGCATAACCATTCATGCTATATCCTGTTGAATGATTAAATCCAAATTGATAATTGGAACTATCAGATATAATTTGTATAAATTGTTTAACTTCCTGTTCTGCAATATCTCTTGGTTTATTAGATGTATTACAATAACCTTCAATAATTTTAGGCAACTGTTCATTAAGTAAACAAATGTCTTTTTTTCCGATTGCCTTTCTAGTAGAATCTGCCATTGAGCCAGTAAAACCACATATTTCAGTTAAAAATTTAATGGTATCTTCCTGATAAACTAAAAATCCCCAATTATCCTTTAATAAATTATCTATGATTTCTGATGGATTTTTATTAAATTCTTTTTGCATTAATCTATCTCTATATGATGCACCTGATGGTCTTAATGATGCATTAACCAAAGACATATCATTGATTTTTCTAGGCTTAAACTGTTTTAATAAATCATGAGCATAATCACTACCTTCGAATTGAAAAACTCCAACTTTATGTTCAATCATATTATCCCAAACTTTATCATCATTCCAATCAATTTCATGCGATTTTAAATAATGAGAGTTTATATATTTGTAAGTATCACTAATAATACCAATCGTTTTTAATCCTAAAATATCAAACTTAACAAAGTTTAAATAGTCAACTGCTTTCATTGCACAAACAGAAACAGGCTTTGTTATATCTCCATCTTTATAAAATACTCCTAAGTTATCTGCTAGTGTAATAGGTGAACCAATAATTCCACAAGGATGATTACCTTTTGAAATTATTGTACCTTTTATTCCTTCAAAATAATAAAACAAATCTTTATGTTCAGATTTTAACCAATCAATTTTGGATTTTAAAATATTGAGAGTATGTATAGCGTTTTGATTACGAATTATATTGATATATTCATCATGATAGTCAAAATCAATTCCATTGATTTCATCATGTTCTTCAAAGTTAACTTCTTCTAATAGTATTTTAGAATAGTCATGAAGTATTGATTCATAATTATTTTTAATATTCATAACATTATCTAAATTTTCATATTCCAATCCTTTTGTTAATACATCAATTGTAGCTCTGTCCTTTAAAGTTCCAAATTGTGCTATATATGATGTTTTAGGTGATGTGAATTTACTTATAATCCATTCATATACCTTTTTTCTATCATATGGGTCAAAATCCATATCAATATCTCCAAGGCTAATTCTATCAGCATTACAAAACCTAGAAAATACAGTTCCCCATTGTATTGCGTCCACATCAATAATGTCTAATATGTATGCTATAAGTGAACCACCTACCGAACCCCTACAAAATCCATATGGAATATTATTAGCATTGCAGTAATCTACAAGTTCAGACATAAAAAGAATGAAGCTTTGCATACCCTGTTTTTCGAACGCATCATACTCATGTCGTATTCGCTCTAAATATAGGCTTAAATCTGTTTTGATGATACCATTAGTGATTTTATATTGATACTTTTTATTAATGGCTAATTTCAGCAATTTTGAAGCTTCTGAACCATAAAGATTAGGATATTTAAAACTTAAATCTAAATCAAAATTTTCAATTAAATCAGCAAATACATTTGTGTTATTTATTGCTTCTGTATATACTGTTTCTGGTAAAGCATTTTGAATTTTAAAAGCTTCAACAAGTTCACTATATGATTTCCAAGTTAAATCAAAAGCGTCTTCATCTCCGTAGAAACTACTTTTTGATTTCTGTAAAATCTTACGGCACTCTGCCTTATAATAATTACTAGAATGTGTATCTGTTCCAGCAATTAGCCGTAGATTATATATTTTACTCATTTTATATAGGAATTGATTATATTCTATTTGTTCAGGATGATTATGGTATTGTATTTCAAGAAAATATTTATTTTTGTGTTGAGACATATATCCTAGAAAACTATGTATTAAATTCTGTATATCAATATTGTGTTTAGATTTAAAATATAATCTTGATAAAATAGATTGCAAACAAGCTGTAGTTACTATGATATTGGCACTTGTCTGAAATAGTTCATCAATTGATATTCTAGGATGGAAATAAAAATGTCTATCTGACTTATCTTCTAATTTACCTTTAGATGATGCTAAAGAAACTAATTTATTTAACTCCTTCACTCCATCTAAATTTTTAGCATATAGACAAATATGCCACCCTCTAAAATCATCTTTCAAATCATTACATAAATATAACTCAACACCATGTATATATTTAATACCAACACTATCACACATCTTCTTTTTTAAAACCCAATCATATATATTCCCATGATTGCTAAATGCTATCGCTGTCATACCTTGTGATTTAGCCAATTTTATAAAATTCTTATAACTTGTACAACTGTCTGAATATCCATTGCAGTTACTATAATCATCATGTAAATGAAATACTGTATAGTTTATAAATAACACTCCTTTATTTCAATATAGTAGCAAAAAGAAAAAGGGTTAGTACCCTTTCTCTTTGTTCATATGGTTTTCTTTAGGAGTAAAAATACAACGCTCTTGATACTTGTAATGATGTATTCATTATTTCACACCTAGTATACCATGTCAATAATAATATTATACATTTTCTTCATCAAATAATAATATGCAATCATCACAATACATTTCACGCTTTTCAAATGAATATATCTGACACATATCACATATTTCACGACCACATCTGGTGCATGAATAAATACTATCTTCATCATCATATTGAGATAAACATGTTTCACAAACAAATTTAACTTTCATAAAAATCACCCTTTGTTTATTTGATTTTTATCATATAATTCTAATTTCCCTCTATAATTATATAACTTATTGTAAAAATCCCAATTTTTATCAAATCTACATGATTTAAACTCTGGACAAAATCCTCGATAAATACAAGTAGGTACACAAGCACTTACTAATTCAGGTTCATATACTTCTAAAACATCTAAAAATGTTTGCCAAGCAACTCTAGTTTCTATTGAAGCTTGTTTGCATAATCTCACTTTTGATATATTAATAATAGCTTGTGCGTTAGCGTGACACTCATGTACAACCAAAGCATCTTGTGTTAATGAATCTCTGTTCACTTTAGTCCTATCACTTCGCTGTGTACTAACGTAATGTTCAATTCCATATTTATGTCTAACCAAATGAGTAGATACCCATGATTTTAAATCATGCCATTTCCATTTAACAACTAATTGTCTAATAGGAGAATGTTCGCTATATAATATTTTGGTCTTCCAAGCAGAGGATATTTCTTTATCCCCTGCTTCTTTATTAATTGTTGTATTTGCTGAATTTGCTATATCTCTCCATGTTCCATTAATACCTAAAATTTCAACTTTCATTATTCACCTATTTATACTTTCTACTATGATATTCAATTAAAGCATTTCTAAAATTATTTTTTGAAATAATAATTCTAACAAGTGGAGTTAATCTATATAGTTTAATAAAATATTTTAACTTTAACTTTGAAAATTTTTGAAAGTCTATCATCATGTAATACCAGTGCTACCAAAGCCACCCTTTCTATTAATTCCATATTTATTAATATCATCAGTTTCTACCCACTTAATGATTGGAACTTGTTTTAATACTATTTGTGCTATTCTATCACCTTTTTTTATGTGGTATATACCATTTCTATTATCTTTTTCTGTTAAATAATATAACGTATCATTTTCTTCTACAGCTTCACTACTCCAATGCCAATGTGTTTCAGAAGTATTGGTTATGATAATTCCAACTTCATCTCTATATCCACTATCAATTGTACCAACAGAGTTTGCTATTCGAAGTGGAGTTTTTAATGATAATCCACTTCTGGGTCTAACTTGTATTTCATAAAATATAGGGATTGAAAACTTTAATCCTGTTGGAATAACTAAAGTTTGTTTTGGATAAATTAATACATCTACTGCTGACCTTATATCCATTCCTGCATCCCATTTATTTGCATAAGTTGGCAATTCAATATCTTCCCTACACTTTTCAACATATACGTTTATTTCCATATTGTCCTCCTTTTAACCACATTTAGTAAATCCACAGCTAGAACATGTTAAACAACCTTCAAGATTATTTAATTCCTCTATACATTGTGGACATAATCTATACTTTTTTGCAAATGCAATTTCTCCATTTTTTTCTAAATATTTACTTTGTTCATTTGTCAACCTTGATTCATGTTCAATAATACCAAATTCTATAGTAGGCATAGTTATTTTATTATCTCCTGTTATTCCTAACTCTTTATTGATTTCATCCTGCATATGTCTTAATGCATTTGCTATTCCGCTAGGACAACAATTACCTTTACTGGTATCATTTTTCATTGCTTTCCTCACAGCATAACTAGCACAAGTTGGAGTTGATTTTAATTGGTCTAATGCGTATTCTAATCCTAATCCTGTTCTAAGTCCTGCTGATAATACCCTTGATAATGCTACCTCAAAACTCATACATCCACCTGTAGAACCTTTGGATAAAAATACCTCTAATAGTCTACCTGTTATTTTATCAAAGTAAGCGTTAACATGCATAGAACCACATCCAGATATTATCTTTCTCTTTCTACCAATTAAATCCTCTGAAAGTGCTAATGTTGTTCCCCAAGGCAATTCAGTTTCAACTTCTTTTTTTATTTCTTCCTTTTTATCTGTATTAATTAATATACCTTGTCTAATTTCATTAGGTCTAAATATTGTACAACCTTTAATTCCTGCGTTCCAACAAAAATCATAAACATCTTTTACTTGTTCAAATGTATATTCAGTAGGGCAATTTACAGTTTTTGCACATGCCATATCAGTATGAAATGCAACTACTTCCAATATATTTAAATGGTATTCCACATCTAAATCATTAATAGTAACAAACATATCCTCTGTTACTTTTGTTTTAACTATATTTTTATAGTTATTTAGCCATAAATCATAAGCATAGTCTCTTAATTTATGAATTTGTATATTTGATTCATCTTGTCCACCTATTTTAATCTTTCTATCATATTCCTTCATGAAAATAGGTTCTAAACCTGATGAACAGTTATTACCAAATACTAAACTCATAGTTCCAGTTGGAGCAATGCTTAACAGTCTAGCATTTCTAATACCATATTTTAGTATATCATCTTTGATATTCGTCCAACTATTATAATCATTATATGCATCTAAATGTTTTTTTACATATCCACTTTGTACAAATTTCTCTTTATTTAATAATGGAAATGAACCCTTTTCTTTTGCTAAATCAATTGAAGCCTTATAAGACTCTCTAGCAATAAAATCCATTAATTCATCTACAAACCAAATGCTTGTATACGTTCCATATTCCAAATTCAACATAACCAACATATCAGCTAATCCAGTTATGCCCAAACCTATAGTTCTTAAATTAGTTTGATAATCTTTATAATCTTCGTTAGGATAATTATTTAAATCAATAATATTATCTAACATTCTAATTGATTTCCAAATTGTATCTTTTAAAGTATCATAGTCCAATTTAGCATCATCCATAAAAGGATTTTTAACAAAATTATGCAGAAATAATGAACCTAGATTACATGCACCTTTATAATTTAAATTATTATTTGGAGTATATACGATGCCAGATACAAACTCAGAACAGGGATTTGTACCAATTATATTTTCAACATACCATGTATTATTATCTTTATTTAAATTATCATAGAAAAACACTCCATATTCTCCTGTTGAATATGCTTTATGCATAATTAAATCCCATAATTTATTTGCATCATATTCTATCTTATGTGTCCATTTAGATTCATCAGTTAACATAAAGCCTTTTTCGTCATAAACTGGAAAATGTAAAGTTATAGATAGATTATTATTTTTAGCGTTCATAAAATTATCATCAACCATAATTGAAAGATTAAAATGCGCAAGTTTTTCTTCATCATAAGATTTCGATTCTAAAAAATCAAATATATCAGGGTGATATATGGATAAAATTCCCATATTTGCTCCCCTACGGTTTCCTTGTAATATAGTTCCTGTGCCTGCATTAAAGACATTCATAAAACTAACAACACCTGATGCAACTGCATCATTTGATGTATTCGTTCCTCTGGGTCTTAATTTGCTAAATTCAAAACCAATTCCACCGCCCATTTTAGATGTAATTGCGCCTTGTTTAACAGCTTCGAATATATCAGGTATTGTATCTTCTACAAAGTTAAATGTGTAACAATTATTAAGTGTTAAATTTTTATTTAATCCTGCATTGCTTATAGTTCTTCCTGCTGGAAAAAAATATTGATTATTCATAATATCATAAAATGATAACGATTCATCAACATTATTACTACATGCATCAGCTACCCTTTTAATTTGTTCAGTAAGTGTTTCATTATTTTTCTGATACCTATCTTTCCATATCTGTTCAGATACCTCATTCGTAAAAATAAAAATCATCCCCCTTTATATCTTTATCTACTTCCCCTATATCATAATAATGTGAAATTATGAACTGTTTTTTAGTCTTTCCTGCAAAGTTATTTAACTGAAAATTGCCAACCACAGAAACATATCTTTCACATTTATCACTACATCTTAAAACTGTATATAATTTTGTGTCCTTCCAACAAATAAACTCAATATCATCACATTCAAACTTTGTATGCTTATTTTGAATTAACACTAAATTATGTACAAAAATTTCTTCCATTACAAAAGTTAATGGTTTAAAACCAGAACCAGAAATATGATTAATACGTTCTATATGTTCAATCAGATAATTATTAACATCAAGTATTGTTACCATACAATCAACTTTAACATTATGTGTAAAGACGTTTTGTGATAACTCATTGTTTAATGCTTTAACAAATTGAATAAAATCATCTTTTCTAACATTAATACCAAACGCCAATCCATGTCCTGCTACATTTGCTAAATTAATTTTTTCAATTATGTCTTTTAAATTAATTCCTGATAAACTTCTACCAGAACCATATATAATAGTTTCAATGTAACTTGTTGAATCAACAAACACTAATGCAGGTTTTTGATATTCATCACATAACTTTGTTGCAATTAATCCTGTTAACTCTGGAACATTAATAAAAGTATAAACAAATGTTGTAAATTGAAATTTACTTTTTTCTATATGCGATATTGCTTTTTCATATTCTTTTGCAACTGCAATATCCTGTGAAGATTTAACATCTTTAAGAAGCTTTACAATGGCTTTGGCTTCTTTTAAATTATCACATAAAAATAAATCTAATGCCAAATGATTCTTATTCATTCGTTGAGTAGCATTTATCAATGGTGCAATTGACCATAAAACAGAATTAGAATTAAATTTGTAATCTGCTATTATTGCTTTCATTCCAGTATTTTGTAAATTAGATAAACCTAAATCACATAAATATCTGTTTTCAGGAGAATTTTCTGATACATCACAAACATCTGCTAATATACCACATGCACATAAATCAACTAAATCATCTGAATAATTATTGTTAGTTAAATGGTCTAGGTAAGCACAGAACTTCCATGTTACTCCACTACCTGACAATGCAGGATTTTTATAATACTTCGCACTTGAAACCAGCAATGCACTTTTTGGATATTCTTCAAATTGATGATGGTCTAATATCACAATATCTATTCCATAACTTTGCAATTCATCATAAATGGTATAGTCTAAATCTAAACTGTCAACTATTATTAAAATATCACATTTTTCTTTATATTTAGATAATTTGGATTTTCTGGATAAACCATGATATTTACCTTGGTTTATATCATATATGACATTAGCGTTCATTCGTTGTAAATATTTATACATAATTGTTCCAGAACAAATCCCATCACAATCAACATCGTAATACACACAGAAACGCTTATTTTGCATGATTCCTTGCGTTACAATAGCACTTGCTGATATTATATTAACCATTGATTCGAACGGCTCTAAATCGAATTTAGAAGGCTTAGTGAACTTATCAACATCTTTGATTTCTCTAAGCCTTAAAATATATGAAATTAAGTCTTCATGTTTATGTTTCTCAATATTTTCTGATAATATGTCAAATGTTTTAATCATTTTGATACACCATTTGAACTAAAATATTCAACAACAGATTGTAAATATGCTATCAATTCTTCTGATTGTTGAAGCGTAAGTGATATTCCCAATTTTCCAAAATCTAAATCGCTATCATGTAATGATAGATAAATAACATCTTTATTTCCATTTCTTAAAAAAAGTGCTTGTTTATAAGTAGCTCCATAGTTAGAACCTATAGTTAAAACACTACCATGTACATCTGAAATTTCAAAAATTTGTTCTATCATGTATTCACCGATTATCTTTCGTAAATTTTTAATAATTCTAAAGCACTTTCAATTTCTTCTTCTGAACCAAAAATAATATCATAACAAGCATCTTCTATTAAATCTAAATGAACATCGTTTGGATATATTCTACGCATTTGCGACCATAAATGTTCACCTTCCATTTTTCTTGATGTACCTTTTGTATCTAATTTTGTAAAATAAAATACTTTATTTCTAAATAATAATATATACCTTATTGTACCTTCATCAAAGGTAATTTCTAATCTAACCATAATATCTCCTTATCTAAACAACAATACCAATAACACTACTGCAACTAGAATTGGTGCAATCATACTGCATCCAATAACAAAAAATATAGTAGCCATAAATAAATAACTTGCACAAAATGAAAATAAATCTTTCATCATTTCATTTAAACCCCTTTTTTGAAAATTAAACATCTTCTTCAATAATAATATTAGGCATATGATGTTCTGTGCCAAATATATTAGAACATTTTTCACAATAATAAGTAGTCACAAAATTAGGTGCTTCATTATAATGTGTGCGTATTTTAAATTTAGTATTACCACAACTACATGTAATTGTTGAATCAATCAATGAAATTTTATCACCAAAAGCAAAGTCTTGACTTCCACATTCACATACATCTTTACCCATAGTATCAGCACCACATTTAATACAAAAATCAATATTATAATTTTCCATTTCTACTTCCTCCTTTGTTAAAAGGGGCTTTGCGCCCCATATTTATTTAACAGGAATATTAAACATAGTATTCCCATTTGTAACCATTTGTGGCATCTTACCATCCCATTTGTCAATAGCTTTACTTTGATTATCAATCTCTTTTAATCTAATAGATTTTTCCATTGTTTCTGCTTGAATTCTAACTGCTTCTGCATCTGCTTTGGCTTTACTCAAAACCTTTTCATTAAAATTATGTTGAGTTATAACTTCTTGTGCAGAACTAAATTTAGCATCAATAGATTCTTGAATTTTAGAATTAAGATATGTTAATTCACCTTTTAAACCTAACACAGTAACATTTATTCCTCTATCTTTAAAATAAGGAATAACTGTATCTTTTACATTTTTAATAATATCACCTTTATTTGAAATAATTTCATCTAATGTTCTCTTTGAACATTCCTCTACAAATTTACTTTCAATCATAGCCCTGATTTCAGTGTCCATAACTTCCTTTAAAGGTTTATTATTATATCTATATAAAAACTTTGGAGCATCAGATTCATCAATTTGTGCAGAACAATTTGCTCTTGCCATAAAGCCAATTGACTCCTTAGATTCTGCAATCAATCCTTCATTAGTTGATGATGTACCATTTTTTTCACTTTCTGTCCATTCTCTAGTCTCTGGTTTACGTTCAACAATAATAACTCTTGCTATAGGCATATAACCATTACCGCTTACCCATTCTTTTTCAACTAAAATTCGTTTACTTGCAACTAAATTTTTAATAAGAAATTCTTCACTTTGAAATTTACCTTGATTAGTTGTATTGTTCATCATAGGTATCAAAAACGCTGTTTGTGATGGTTGAATTTCAACAACATCTGGGTAATTACATGCTGTTAATGTTAAACACATACATACACCTAATATAATTACTGCTATTATGCTATTTCTTTTCATTTCGTATTATCTCCTTTAATAGTTTAATAAACTTTTTAATTGATGTATCAAATAAAGTACATGAAGCTACAACAGGAGCAATCCATGATATTGCCCATAAAACATGCACTAAATTGTATAGACTTGTTGAATATCCATTATTTTGAAATTGATTAGTCATAGCATCATTCATAGTATTAATATAAAAAATATTTACCATAATTAAATAAATAACCCATATTGCTATAAACATTAAAGCTTTATTGAACATCTTTTACCTCCGTTGAAGATACTGGTGTCATATATCCTGATGTTCTATAACTACTAACAGAACTACTAACTGTGGAATAAACATTAGCAAATCCTTTTGAATTAGAATAATATGATGTAAAATTATTAATACCTAACGAAGAAGCTGATAACATTGTATCTTGGTTTGCACCTAGATATATAAATTCCCATTTATATATTGAGGTTTGATGTTCAATCATACATTTAATTTTTTCTGATGTATAACGAACGCTAGAATTTTCTGCACCATCTGTTAAAATAACAATAACAACTTTTTCTGGTTTTAATTCTTCTGCTGTATTATTCAATCTTACTCCAACATCTTCAATAGTATCGCCTACTGCATCGTATAACGCTGTTGAACCAGATGGTTTATATACTTCAATATTAATTGGTTTAACCTCTTTTATATCCTTATTACTAGCATATACATCATACCTGTGGTCGAAAAACGCTACAGTTAATCTTGCTTCTCCATCTAAGCTTTGTTGTTCTTCTAAAAATTTATTAAAACCTTTAATGGCATCATGTTTACTACATTCCATTGAACCACTTTGGTCTAATAAAAAAATAATTTCAGTCAATCCATTTTTCATCAAAATTCTCCTTTTTATTTTATAATATTACATTAAAGTAGTTATGTCAATTGCATAAATTTTCAAGTGAAATTATAGTATTTAAATTCAAACATTGGAAAATCAAAATTAAAAAATACAATTTTTTTATTAATTTCATTATATTTTGGTCTATGAAAATTAATAAAAAACTCTTTATAAATCAATGATTCATGTTCTAATTCTTCTGGTAATTCTGTAAATTCAATATCTGCCACTTCATTCCACCAAGGACTATTAAGTTTATAGTTTATCATTTCTTTTCTTAAATCACTTGTTAGTCCTACATATATACACTTATTTTTATCGTTAAATAGTTTGAACAAATAACAACGACAAATGCTAAATATCATAATTACACCTTATTTCTAAAATTATTATATAATGTTTCCCATGTATCTGAATTATCACAAGGACTTTCTTTATCACTCATAAAACCCATTGGGTCTGTAATTATATATACATCTGATAAATTTAATGGACTTTTGAGTTCATTTGCAATTACCATTAATTCTGATTCTTCTACATCTTTATCAAAAGCTAATGTTATTGCAACATTAAGTCTTAATAATTTATCAATTTGAACTTTTGATATATTTTTACTTCCAGTAGCAACGACATTTTTAAATCCAAGTGAGTTTAATTTAATGACATTTTTTTCACCTTCAACTACTATAACTTCATTTTTACTTTTAATGTCTTGATAATTTTTATGTAATCCAAATAAAATTTTTGATTTAGGACAACTATAAATGTAAATATATTTATCATCAATAATTTTATTATCATCTAATAATCTACCCTTAACACCAACTAGATTACCTAATTCATCTCTAATAGGTATTATGATTCGTTCAGATATTACATCAACACCTATTTGAAATTCAGTTTGTGATTGATAACTCAAACCTTCAATCTCCCAACGCATCACTGGTGTAATTCTAAATTGATGTAATATGTTTTCTGGTAATGGAACAAGGTTTTCATTTTCTGTTAACTTAGAACCACTTTCAACAAAATCTAACCATTTTAATAAGTTAGGTTTTTCAAATATTGGTTGATAATAATTAAAACCACAAATTCTACAAATAAATGAAATGGCTTGTTGAGATGAAATATTTTTGATAAATTCAACAAGCGTTATTATATCTCTAAATGGTTTTTGCTCAAACTCACTTCTTGTAAACACTTTTGTGTAATAATCATCATTGTCTATATAAACACATACTGATGATGGATTATCGCCATCATATAATCCTGCTGAAACATATTTTGATTTTATTGATATATGATGGCATCCTAATTCCTCTAAAATTTTAACTATTAAGTCACTATCTAATTGTTGTTTTAATTGTTCAGAAGTCATGATTATCCCCTATTTATCATGTTTTAAACGTACACTGCAAATCCTAATTCTTTCCAAGTCATTTCGCCTTTATTGACTTCATAGATGATATTGCTTTTATCAATGCCAGAACGATTTTTATCAATATGAGTTAGATAATATGTTTTAGACATATCTAATTGTTGCAATTGTCCATTAAAAATATTATCAGGCATATTTATCTTAACTTGCATTTTACTTTTGTCAACACTATCTAACATCCTATTCATTAACAAAGTGTCTAGTGAATGTTTTATTTGTTTTGATGTTGCTAGTGAATTAGAGTTAAGTGCTTTAGTATTTAATGCATCATCTGTTTGTTGTAATGTTAACCACATTGCTATTTCAAGTCCACCTTTTTCCTTACTACCAATAATACTCTTTAATCTTTCTGCTGTGTATGAGAATTGCATCCAATCGCTTAATCCGTTCATTTCAGCACCACGCATGGACTTAAATGTATCAAGTGCCATATGGTTAATACCTCTTAATTTGTGCTTTTTCATAATCATTTTGACGCTATTATAATCCCATGCTGTCAATTCAAGTAGATGAATTTGTGAATGTTCTTTAATATATTTAGCAGACATTTTTAAAATTTCATCCTTAACTCCTGTGCAACTACCTCTAGCAATTTCAGATTCATTAATTTTAACACCATACTTTGGAGCAAACATATTATTTGCAACACAAGCCAACATCATCAGTTTAATTTCTGTTGCATCCTGTTCATTAATCATCAATAAACTTGATGTTTGTCCAAACATAATACTGGTATGACATAATATATATACAATGTGTCTACTCTTTCCTAGTCCACTATTCATACTATTCGCATACAATCTGCCTAATCTCCAACCACGCAAAATATCATTTAAAATAGGAAAAGGTAGCTTTATTCCAATATCAGGATTAATTTTAAATGATTCATAAAGTTCAAGAAAATCTGAACCTAACTTAACACTATCGTTAATCCCATTAACAAAACTACCAGTTTTAATTAACTGCATTTCAAATCCTTTTAATATTTGTTCTACAGTTTTTGTTTTAAGTTTTTCTAAGTTTGGTTTAATTGCAAATCCTTTTGCATCTAAATTTCTAAGTACATTATAAACTTTAAGCTGTTCATATATTTGAGAAAAATTTTCATGAACTTCTGATACATTAGATAGTCTTTGATAAATATTAAACCCACCAAGATTTTTATATGTTTTTTGTGCATCTTCACCAAGTCTTGATAGTTGAATATTTAATGATGTTTCATTAACAAAGTCATGATTAAGGTATGTTTCAATTAATAAGTTATATAAAAACCTTAACCCTTCATCAGAAAAATCATATTGAGGAAATATTAATTCTAAATATTCATTTAAAATATCTATATTTCTATAAATATACCCTATTGCGATACCCTCTGTGGCAATATCTTGAATAATGTTTTCACTCATATTTATACCCCTAATCTAAAAAGTCATAATCTTCTGATTCAGTTACCTTAACTAAATTTGATGGACTGCTGTCAAAATTAATCAATTCTATATTTGCCATGTTAGCTTGTGTAACTTTCATTTTATAAGTATATCCATCTATATTATTTGACAGCATATAATAGATAAAATTAACTTTATGAAATTCATCATTAAAATCAAATGCATTAAATCTCTTTGTTATCTTTTCTTCCAATGAAATCATACATTCATACATTTCTCTAAACGTGAAATTTTTTCTCAAACTTTTCAATTGAATAATTAAAATTGGCGGTAAATCACGATGATAATATTTCGCTTTGATATATTCATAAAGAAGTTCCCATTCAATTTTATTTTTTTCTTTAATATCATAACAATCTTTATGATAATAATAGCAATCTATTCTACCTGACTTTGTATATTTAATATTACCACTTCTATCATGTTTAGGTTGTAGAAATAATAAATCTTCTGGTATTTCTGCTTTACATGAAAAACATTTTTTTAATTTCATAAAATCACCTACTTAAATATTTTATATAAGCTTTTTGAACACCAAAATCATTTACAATTTTACTATCCTTACTTGAATGAAAATCACCCATAAATATATCAATAATTTTACCTTTAACTGCCCCACCTGTATCTCTTGAAGTATATATGCCATCAAATCTTGAAAACTTTTTATCTATAAATTTAATTAAAACAATACTACCTAAACGAATAATTCTAGTATCTGTTGCTATTGTCATTGCACTAGTTCTAGTATGATTCTTTAATGAAAATCCTGACCTTGTTTCACCATAACCTCTACTAGTAATTGTTTTACCACAACTAGCAATACTTAAATCATAGGCTGTTATCAAAAAAATATCATCGTATCTAATCGTATTGTTTGTTGTAGGTGGAGAAGTTATTTTAAATTCTGGCTTAATAGTTTTAATAGGTAAATCTGGTGGCGGTGGTGCTGGTTGTGGAACAATTGAAACTAATGGCTCTATCCCTGATGGTCTAACTAATCTGTCGCTTGGCTGAATTGACGCTATAAACAAAATTGAACAGTATATTAATATTCCTATAAGTAAATATACTGTCAATTTTATTATTAGTTTAATGCTTATAATGCTTTCAATTCTTCAATAATTTTTTTAGCCATTTCAACATCAGTTATTTCATCAGGAGTTTTCATTCCATATTTTGCCAATAGATTCATAATGGGTTCTTTATTTAATTTATTTGCCTTCATTTTTGACTTCATACTTGTCTTAATATTGTCTTTTAAAGTCTCAATATCATCATCAAATTCTTCTGTATCAATTTCAATATCTTTATTAAAATTGATGTGCGCAGTTTCTAATGATTGACTTCCAAAGAAAATATGTTTCCAATTATCGAATGAAGGACTTTCAATCTCTTCACCAATTTTATATGTTGAAGTTCTATCTTTTTCAACAATACCATAACGTCTTTCAGTGGTTTCATCATAACAAAGTTTTAATACAATATCAAAGTCATATTCAATGCCTTTGATTCCATTGGGTTTTTCTCCAATTTTTACAAATGAATCCCCGATTTGTTGTGTTTTATCACTTAACTGTGTTACCATGATAATGTTTTTACCCATTCCTGCAAGTGATATAAGCTTAGAATTAATGCGTTTATGGATTAGCTTTATCTTACCCCATTCCTTCATTGACAGCGTTTCTGCGAAGGCATCACGACCTGCTTTCCTTGCTCTACGTTCTACTACAACAAGGGCAGAATGTTGTAGATTTTCATACATTTTAGTTTCACTATCTAACACTATTGTGTCAACATCATCTAATAATTCGTCACGAATTTCGTCTACTGCTTCTTCAATTTCAACAGCGGAAGTTGTAACAAGCCTTTGTACCATATTAATATTTTCTGTATACATGCTTGTGCCATCTTCTGTGTCAATCACTGCTACTTTTGGAAATGTTAAGGCAAACCATGATTTACCTACGCCTGTCATTCCATATAATAATATTTTAATACCACGCTTTTCTTTTTTAGGTTTTTGAAATAATCCCATAATTTTCTCCTTTATTTAAAATGGAAGTTCATCATCTGTAATTTTTTCAATAATACTAGAGTAATCTACATCTGTTGATTCGCTAGTATAAAAATCACTTTCCTTATATCTTTTCCGTAAAAAAGATTCTTTATCATAACCAACAATTTCTAAATTCTTAGTAAATGATTTAAGTGTATGTCTGCCACTTTCATCGTCTATTTCAATTAATTCAGCTTTATTATTAATTCTACCAACAAATTTTAGGAAATCACCAAACTTTAGTGACTTAATAGATTTAACAAAAAGTGGATTAGATGTTTCTGGATATATGACAAATGACGCAGAATTAAATTTTTCTTTATATCCAATAACATACCCATTGATGTGTACAAGTTTATCTTTTGGATTATCAATAATTTCGCTAATAACTAATTCTTGATTAAATTTATTCACCTCAGAAAAGCTTGGAGAATCAAATTCAACTTCATAATCGCTATGGTGACAACCTTTAATAATAAACTTAACTGATTCTCTTGTTTCATTATTTTTATCTACATAACTTGAAAATTCAATTTCACCATAGACATTAACAGAGTCACCATCTACATAGTTTTGATGTATTTTATGAACCAAATCATACTCAGGCATTATTAATTCATATCCATTACCAAATGGTGTATTTCGTTGATTCCATGGAACTAAAACACTTTTCTTTAATGCCTTATTATAAAAGCAAACTTTATCTTTTTCCATACCATATAGTTCTACTGTAATTATATTGTCTTCGCTAGTTTTAAGTGGAAACTTAATACTTCTGTACTTTTTACCTTTGTTCATTCCTTCTTTTTCTACTGTTCCTTCTCTATAACCATTACTTTTAGAAGGATTGTCTTTTCCTGTGATTAGTCCTGTGAGTGAGAAACTTCCTTTGGTTTGAATTAATTTTGGTTCTGTCATTAAAACCCCTCCTATTAAATTATCTTTAGTTTGAAAAAAGGATTGAACACCAATCCTTTTAATGCTACTAGACACACATATACACAAATTTAAAGTTTGTTTATGTATTTTTGCTGTTAGTGTCTAAAGTAATAATTGTTTATATAAAATGAACTGGAACTGAAATTATCTATATAGGGGATATTTAATTAATTCCAGTTCATGTTATTTATACTTTTATTACATCGTATCTCTCATTATTTATTACATCTAATACTAATTGATAAGGTGTGATAAATTCATCTTTTAGTATGCTTGTAAATATAGTTGGTGAATGTCCAGATACAAACTGAACACCTGTTTCGTCTATAGTCATAGGAAATGTTTCGTTTTCTGCATCAACATTCCAAAATGTTATTTTTGGTAATTTATATCCTGCAAGTTCCCACTTGTCTTTGATTGTCTGCATTAATTTATTTTTATTAATACCATTAAAACAAAACCTAGTAGGACAAAGTGCATAATCAAATTGCATATCTGACACAATAATCAATCTATCAGGCATTTCACTTTGAGGTAAGTTTTTAGAAATCGCTAAGTCTAAAAGCAAATCAAATGCTTTTTCCAAATTTGTATTTTCATGAAATTGTTTTTGTAATATATTAGCGACCTTTAAAGCAATGTTTGTTCCTTTAACTTCAAATAGTATAGGATTTTGAGAAAATGATAGATAGTGTCCTGCAAAAGCACCTTTGCTTTTTTCAGCAAAGTAAATACCCATTGCTATAGCTGTTGATAGTGGTAAATTTTGTGGAGTTTGCATACTTCCACTATTATCAACCATTACAAGTATATTCTGATTATTACATTGAACATAATCTGGAATATTATTCCACAAAGCATCCAGTGTTAAATCTACTTTAATTTCCTCATTATCATAGTCACGATAAGTCATTATTGGATTGCTATTGATTATACTGCGAACAATATCGTAAGGATATAGCGTTGTAGCATTAATCTTCTTCTCACCCTTTGAAACAGATTCAAGAAATGTCCTGTATCTATCTTCATCGTTTCTCCAAAATGCTTTTTTATATTTCATATTTGCATTAGATGGAACTGTTTCATAATTTATATTGCTATAGTCACGTTTAGTGATTTTAGTTTCTATTAAACGTATTTTTGTTCGAATACCAACCAAAAGTTTTCTATAGCTTCTTGGACTAATATTAAATAAATGTATAAATCTATAAGCAAGAGCAACAGTTTTTTTACTAGAAGTATTACAACTTGGCATCCATTTAGCCAATAATGTTGGAGTGTCACTATGTTCATCTACTGTTAATTGACCTCTAATTAGAGTAACCATAGCTTGTTGACATGGAGTATCAAATAACACAAATAAATCATCCCACCTACCATAATTACTAATTTGTTCTAAGTTTTTTAAAACAATATCAGGTTTCGATATAGCAAGATAATTTAATATAGTTCTAAATACTTCTCTTTCTCCCTGTCCACCTCTAACATCTCTTACATAAAATGCAAGTTTTGTAGCAATTAATTTATCTTCTGCAAATGCTTTATCAAATAAATTAATTATATCTTTCTTTTTTCTGCTACGCATTGCACTAACTTGTGCAAAAAAATCTACAATTGAATTTTTTGTTGTGCTATATGACAATGCACCATTATCAGTATAAGCAACATTTGATTCTTCTTTCATTAGTTCTAATAAAGTATTCATAAGTTCTCCTTTACAAGATACAACTTCTCTTTATATTATAATGATGTAAATATACTAGACACTTATCATGCCACTGTTATTCGCCAGTAAGTAAGTTTGCTGTGTGTGTCTACTTTACATCAATATAATTATAAAGAAGGAGTGTGTGTTATCTTACTAGGCACTAAAATAAATTCATCTGAGAATTTTCTTTTAATAATTGCTGTTTGTGCCTAAAAATTTTAATCTAAAAAATTTTGAAATTTGTTTTTAATATTTGCATTAGACTTTTGTCTATTTGATAGTGCTAAATCTAAATTTGAAAATTCAAGAATAAATTTATTTAAAACATCACGTTTTTCTTGTATTTCAATATCAACATTATCTAATCGTTCAATTGTTGACCTAAAAATACTTAATGCATTTTCAGCTTCATCATTAAATATAGATATATGATTTTGAAATTCAGATTTTAATATTTCTCCCTTTTCTACTAGAGATAAAGGAATTTCTTTTGTAAAAAATTTTAAATTAAACATTGACAATCTCCTTGTATTTAGTGGGGGCAATAGGATTTGAACCTATAACTCTCGCTTAAAAGGCGATAATAATAATTGCTGTAAGTGTATAATCTATACACATTTTAGTGTTCTACCAGTTGAACTATACCCCCATGTATTATATTCAATTTTCAAAGTTCTACTAGACACATTAATTCTGAATAATTTTGCGCATTATTTGAAATTAAGTATTGCTGTTAGTGTCTAAAGATATTATAACTCTGTATTTTTATATTGTCAACAAAATATTTCAAAATAAAACAAACTCCCCTATAAAGGGGGAATTTGTTTGGAATAATCGCAACATTCTGAATTTGGTTCTATAACATCATTATAAAATTCAATCTTTTCAGCGTCTAAATATTCTAAGTTATTGCTTTCATCTAATAAATAATTATAGAAATTTGTGAACTCACCTTCCCACGAAATAATACCTTCGCAAATTGTAATTGATTTATTTTCAGAATTGCAACAAACTGTTACTAATTGATTATTATAAGGGATGATATTGCACCTATCAGCGTTTGGTTGTACTCCTACTGAAACAATAAATTTTTTTAATCTTAAAAAAATTTCATCTTCAAATACTCTTTTCATTTGTCAACGCCCCTTAGTTTTATTTTCAGTGCAAAAGCCAGTAATTCCATTATAGCACTTAAATAAAAAAAAACAAGGATTATGTCAATACATAAAATCCTTGTCGATTTATGGGTATTTCTTAGATAGCTTAATGATTTTCGTACTTAGATTTAATGATTTTTCTTAACCAATATAGGTTAGTTTCGGACTTAATATCAAACATTGATAAAATTTCATGGAAATTTGTTCCAGAATTTTGATGCAACATATATATCAATCTGCTTCTCCTAATATCTTCCAATCCCAAATGCTTCATAGAAATACCTTCACATTTAATATTATTCCTAAATAGTGATGTTTGCAATGATGCAGTAGGATTAGATAAATATCCAATTGGCTTTTCTGCTTTTCTTCCAACAGCAACAGGCTTGAATAGATATTCGCTATTTGTGTAGGACATACATTTTTCAACTCCTGTATAAGCATGAACAAAATAAGTGTTTTCCTTTAGAACTAACTGAATATCATTCACAACTTCTTCATCTTCAATTAAATATATATTATTATCAGTGCGAACAAACGCACCATTATCATGAATTTCAACATCTGATTCTTTTAAGTTTTTAATTTCGTCACATGTTAAACCTTCCCAAGCCATTTCAAACAATAGTTTATCTCTAGTATTTTTATTTTTTTCTAATTTTAAATTTAAGCGAATATATTCATATTCATCCTTGGATATAGTTTGTGCTATAAGTTTGTCTAAGTCAATACAGTTAAAATAATCTTCATTATTAATACCCATATCTCTTTTTTGAACTCCATTTTTTTCAGCCACATATTGAGTGAATTTTTTAAATCCATTCATATATTTGGATAAACTAATTGGACTTTTGGCATGGAATGATTTTAAAAATTGACTAATATCATAACCACTCCAATTTAATACCATTTTATCCCAATTCTTTTCTAACCGTACCAAAACATCAATTGTTGTAGCGTGTTCAGGATTAATTTTAGTAAAATCTTCTTTATAATTTTCGCTGTACATAACAACACTCCTTTGCAAATCCACACATTATATGTTGATTATATCACAATACACAATTTTATGTATCAATTTTCATAATTTTTCTTAACCTATCCTGTGCAATACTCGCATATATCTGTGTTGTAGCAATACTTTCATGACCTAACAATTCTTTAATATCATACAAATCTGCTCCTTCGCTTAATTTTTTCGATGCAAATGTATGACGAAATGCATGAACTCCTGTTTTTAATCCTGCACTCTTCTCTGCCTGTGCGCATATCATCCAAATTTGGACTTTTGACAATCTAGTATTGCGATTACTGCAAAACAATGCTGTGTCTGGATTAGTATTCACCAAAGTGTTAATATATATTTTCAGTTTTTCTAATATAGAAGGAGTTAAATAAACAACCCTTTCCTTATCATTTTTACCATTTACTATTAATGTATCACCTTTAATATCACCAACATTAAGTGAACGTAGTTCAGATAAACGAAGTCCAGTTTCTAAAAATAATTCAATTATTAGAGTATTTCTTTCTTTATATCTTGCACTTACTGACTCTATGATATTTCCAACTTCTTCATCAGTAAAATGTTTTGGCACTCTTTTTTTCTTTTTTGGAAACCTCATATCAAAATAATCAAATGGATTATGTTGTATGTATCTACTTTTTACTAAAAACTTAAAAAATTGATTTAAATGAATCAACTTCTTCTTTTTTGTAGAAGCACAATTTTTATCATCTAACCACTCAACATATGAATATAAAACATTTTCGTCAATTTTATCAATATTAACAGTAAATGATTTATAGTTTGCATTGTACCAGTTTACAAACTCAATCATTGTTGCGTCATATGATTTTATTGTTTCTTCTGCCCTATCAAACGTCTTATATTTTTTTAACCATTCAACAACATGTTTTTGTTTACAAGCCATTTTCTTTCGCCACCTTTAATTAATCATTATACTTTTACGCTCTGTAGATTTTTTAATATTCCTGCAATTCTAAACATTTTGTTAAAACTATTGTGTACTTTATTATCATGTTTAGCAATGTAGTTGAATAAATGATAGTAATTGCTAAATGTATCTTGATAATGCCAATTACTTTTGTGTTTATTATTCAAATGCATTAATCTAATTTTATCTTTTCCAAAAATAAATGGGGTGTTTGGCACAAACCAAACATCTTGCTTGGAATTAATTTGAACATTTGCACCCATTAATTTGTACTTGAAATTATAAATCTTGCAGTATTTGTCCAAACAATTTTGATTAACTATCACTTCTATTCCCCCTTGTTTATTTAATTATTGTAATAGAATTTGGGAATTATTGCTCCCAAATCCATATACAATTTTCTTCTTGAGCCATTGTTCTCCCAAATAGCCAATCAAATTTATATTCTTTATAATATGGCTTTTGAGATTTAATTAACTTTTTAGAATGTGTGTTCTTATTTCCTATGAATATATATTTGTTACATTTTTCCAAAATAGTATGTTCGTTGACACCATATATATTTCCTTCGTTATAATGATACTTAGGATGATATTTATGCGTTACATACGCACCTACCACCACAGACGGTCTAAATTTGCGTATAGCATCGTCTGAATTGTATTGTAACACATTACATCCATAATGAACAGTAGGTTGCTTCAAAACGTCATAAATAGCCTTGATTGATGTATTATTTTGTAGGTAAGAATCTGTCGCTATAATACCAACCTCTCTTGCCAATGCTCCATGACCCGAACCTATCTCAATTGCTGATTCTCCGTTAATCTCATTTACAACAAACTCAATTAACTCTTTGGTTGGCAGTGAATATAATCCACGCTCTACACAAAATAATAATAAGTCATTGTTAGGAATTTCTCTTAGAACATTTGCTGAAAGCACTTGCAATTCATTATTCTTCAATAGTAAGTCTTTGATATAATCTATATTATTAGGTTGTAATTTCATTATCATATTTAATAACACCTCTTTTTTCAATGGCTTCTATGTTTAAATTGAATAATTGGTCTTTAGGTAATAACGTAATTGCAGTTAGAATCTCATTGCTAAATTCTTTCACATTGAACACATCGTTTATACTTAAAGTAAAATCAAATTTTGCTATAGAAATTCTTTCTAATTTCATACAAATTTGAATATCTAACTTATCATCAAAAATTTCCATGAACTTCATAACAAATTCTTGTACTTGGTCACCACATAATTCTTTATTTACCATGACCTTAATACTTTGATTCTTATCTAATTTATCTGCTTTCTGTTTTTGTGGTACTGGTTCAATATGCTCATGCATTTTGTCATTATTTTTATATTTAGTAACTCGCAAATTAGTTTTTAGGTTATAAATTTTCTTTTTATCTTTGTCCCATGTCTGAGCTAAATCATCTATTGTATGACGTTTTAGATACTCAAATAATATCTTTCTTCTTTCGTCTTTTGACTTAATAGAAAATTCTTCAAATGGCATTATCGTATCGTATAAATTCATAATTTTGCACACTCCATTTAATTTTTTTAATTCTTTTATGCTTGGCACAAGTCTTTCACATTTTGATATAATTGATTTTCTTGAAATAAATTTCTTTTCCATACTATCATTTATAAATATATAACTTGCATTATTATCTAAATCATAGTTAAATTCAATATCTATTTCACTCATAAGTTACCCCTATTTATGTCTTTTATTTTGTATACATTGAGGTTTAACAATTTTATTATTTTTCTTTTTCATGTACATTCTGGTAAGATATAACGTAATCAAAATACTAACAATAATATTGATTCCCACTACAACTGGTGATGGGATATAAACTCCAAACATTCTCACACCTCCTATGGATTCATAAATTTTGTTGAAATTGAATGATGCGTTTCTGATAATTTAAAATTTTGAATAATGAGAAATTGATTCAATTTTCCCTCAACTCCACAATGCAATTCTTTACCATTTTCACTAATGTAACTCCAATCCTTCAATTGTGTCCACTCCTCCCCAAATCCTATACCATCTAGGAAACTTGTAACACTTAAAACTTTAGTATATATATTTTGTTTTTCAAAACTACTCCATTCAAAATTATATGTGACTCTGATAATAACGCTTGGTGAAGTTATATTATTTCCACTTTGATAGTCCTTAGTATTAATGGCAAATTGAATACCATCATAATTGTCTATTGAAATTCTTTGGTCTAAATATCCTGTTTGTGCAAATACTATTGATGGAAATAAAAGTAAAAAAATTAACATACAACTTATAACTCTCAACACACTTAACCCCTCACTTTCTTGTTTTCAACATAACATATAAACAAACCACTAAACAACTCAAAAACCAACTAAATATAATATAATCAATTTTTTCCATTACTACCCTCCTCCCCTTGTATTCTCCCGAAAACTCTCAATCAACATAATATAACAATGTGTGAACTTCGACAAGTTTTTATTTTACAATAAGAAAATACATTGACAATACCAAAATATATGATAAAGTATAAATACTTAGCTGAGTACATTAAACGAAAAGGAGGTACAATTGATATTTAGGTATGCTCTTATGTGCGAAAAAGTTCAATGAATTGTAAAATATATATCCTAATACAAAAAAAATTAGATTGACCTAAAAACTGAATAGAGTGGAATTGCCACTCAAAAACATTTGTGTAACCTGATATGTTATGCGAATAGATGTGTTAAGTAAACCATTGGATGGCAAATGTAGAGATTAATCATTAGATGGTAAATGGAGAAATGAACTGCCCCATGGGAAGGGCAGTTTATTTTATGTCCAAAGCATACACTTTCAATGTTTTTCTGCCTTTACCTTTAGCATATGGCTTTACCCATACTTTCTTTCCATTTTGTAACCTAAAATGCCCTCTAACACCCCAAGCTTCTGCAACTCTCTGTATTTCCTTCTTGGTAGGATTAGTGAATTTGGCATCAGATTTTAATGTAAAAGTTCTTTTATTTATACTTATCAATGACCTTGGATTAGATTGTTGTCTGCGTTTTATTTCTCTTTTCTGTGAATTGCTCAATCGCTTTGGTTCTTCTTTGACAATATAGTCCTTCTCATAATATGTCATATACGCCATTGTTGAAGCATAAACAAATAATACATCAGTAATATATTCATCTCCAGATTCAGCATCAAAAACATTTTTATTTTTTTTTGATAGCATTGATTTCCCTAAATCATAAAGTTTTAAATTAAATACTTGACAAGTTAAATCTTCACGATTGATAAAATCAAATGTCATTACATCATTTAACCTATTTTTATATAGAACTTTAGCTTCAATATGTGTAACTTTGTCATAGGTGTTAAAAGTGAGATAGTGAGTAGTTATATCGCTTGTTATTTTTATAACTCCACTATCTAATACCACTTTATAATTTCTCACTAAATCTAAGTTTGTATCTTTCCAATCTTGCAATCGCCACACATCATCTTTAGTGTATTCAATTAAATCTAAATCTTCAAACACTTATTCCACCTCACCTATAACACTCTCAATAAATTCCCATACTATCATAGCGTGTACATCATCACAAACATATAATGCCATGATGTTATAAGCTTCTTCCAGATTAATTTCATAAATTTTTTCATTTCCTATATCAATCACAAAATGACGCAGAATAGCACCTTTGGGATTAATAATTAAGGTATCAATTAATTCATATTTTGCACAATTCAACAATCTTCTCATGCTATAGTCTGAAATGCTTTCAAATTCTTCTTGACTAATTAGTCTTGACAAATTTCCACATCCTCTTTGGTTTGACTTGGAAACAATAGTTCGTATTCTTTCTTGATTAAAACTTCCATAACATTTGTCAAACTTCTATCTTGTTCCTTGGCAATTTTATTAAGCTTTCTCTTAACATCACAACTTGCCCTAAATGATAGGGTTGCTTTTTTAACTGGTCGCATATTCATTCCTCCTAAGTTTTTATTTTATTGTACCGCATAATGCAATACGCTGTCAAGAGGACAGCATATAAAATTTTGATTTTGCATTTTGCCATGCTTTAGTATGAATTTCATTATACCTATCATCATTTACAAGCCGTCCATTTCGGTCTATAACCACATGATGCGGTGCATATGCTGTAAAGATACTTATCCATATTTGAGCGTCCCTGATTAGTTTTTTAAGCTCTCTAGCATATATACAAGCAAATTGTTCTATTTTGTCTGTAGTAATTGTGCCATCCCCTGTGAGCGGTAAACGCTCTCTCCAAATCTTAATCATTCGAAACCTCCATATACATTTAATGAGTACAATGTACCACGAAAGTAAAAGTTTGTAAATATAAACATTAATCTGTTAACTTACCAGATATATGCGAATAATTTTTGCCATGTTTAAATCCCTTGTCATACGCTCCATTGCCGTAATCTTTCTTAACACTTGACCTATTGCTTTTTAATTTCATACTATCATATTTTTTCTGCACTTTTTCTGGTGTCACTAAAATCAAACCCCATTCATTTTGCTTTGATTGTTCTTCAAATTTTTCTCTCAACCCTATAATAAATCCATCAATAAAGGTATTTCTGTAAGGTTTATAATGGTTCTTAGTAAAATTTTCTCCCTTCATTGTTGCTCTAATTCTTTGAGGTAAATAATCTCTATCTGCTAATACATCAAGCGTTTTCACAGCATGAGTATAGATAGTCTTGGCAATCTCTACATCATTCTTAAACCCCATAAATTGTATAGCGTATGACTTATGACTTTTATTAATGAAACATTTACATTTTGAATTATCTGCAATAACTAATGCTAATCTTCCATGCCACCAATATTCTCTTGCACTTGATTCAACACCAACACTTTCCACATCCTGTTTATTTAATTCAACCCTTTCAATATCAGACATTGTTAAATCGTTTTCTGCGATTAATTCCTGTGCCTTTAGATATGCTGATTCAGATTCTTGTTGATTAGAATTATTTTCTGCCAATGATAATAACTTTTTTACCTTTTCAATTAATCTTTCTCTACACAAAACACAACACTCCTTTATTTAATTATTGTAATAGAAAATTAAGGGTAAGGAATTTCCTTACCCTGTTATCTTTAGTAAATTACACTTGTTTGATTAAAGTATTTTTATTCAGGAAATTTGTAATCACAATCGCTTCATGTTCTTCAAACTCATATTCATAATATCCACTTTGATTTTGTGGGCGTGTAAGCCATACTAATTCAGATTCTAGTTCTGGGTATTTCTGTCGAATTTCTTTCAATTCTGAGATTCCTTTACTGGATGGTTTGGTTCTATCCTTCCATGTTGCATTGTCATTGTAATCTAACTCATACTCAGGAAATTCACTCAATGCTCTTTCTTTAATGTATTTGTAATTGACATGAAGTCCTAACATCAAAGCATCTTTTAATTCATCACTACCAAACTCATTAATCCAGTTTGTTCTCTCTTCAACATACTGCTGTCTTTTTAGTTCTTTTTCTTCTTTTTCTTTTTTCTCCCTTAATTCTTCTTGTTGGTTATATTCTTCTTCTTTAATCGTCATTTGGTTAATGTATGCTTTGCGTTCATCTATTTTCTTTTGAAAATCATCACTATAGATTGTTTCACTAAAATTATTTGCTTTTAAAAAATCAATTGCTTTTTCTTCATTAAGAACATACTTTAATTCAACCATATCATGTTCTCTATCACTTTTGAATGGTTTGATTTCAACAAATTGATTTAAAGCACATTCTTCTACTCTAATATCAATGCTATTTTTAATGTCAAAAATTGGATAATGTTTAGCCATTTCATAATCAATATATATGTTTGGGTTTTCGTATAAACGAGTGATACAACTATTTCTTACATTCTCAGATTTTAAATTTAATTGATTTAGTAATTCAACTCCAACATCAACATTAGGTATATCAACAGCATAACGATACTCCGTTAGCGTTAAATCTTTTGCCCTTTTCGCATAAACTGCCCTTTCAAACTCAGTAATTTGAGCAGTAGAAATTTCTCTGCCCCTAACTGTTACACAAAATTTCATATTTTTACTCCTTCTGACACACTTGTGTCTTTTTATTTTTATCACCCAAATTTGGGTAAAAATTAATGCTAATTAACATTATGTTACATACTACCTAAACAATATTAGGATGTCAAGAAAAAAAATAGTGGGGATTTGCACCCCACTTTATATTAGGCTGATTGTTCTTGGATAATTTCCTCGGATGGTGCTTCTTCTGCGACTTCCTGTTGCTCTAATTCAACCTCTGGTACATCAGCAACAATCTCTTGCTCTATAGATGGCTCTATGACACCATTATCGTCAAAATCGAACCCTACTGGCGCAGGAACTAAAGTAATGTACTGTTCGTACAAGCTAGTAAGTCCATCAACTCTGCCCTTTACTTTTTCAAGTTTTGTACTGGAAACCCCAGTATTAATCCTGTAGGGGTCAAACTGCTCAGAAACCTCGGTGTACTTATTAATAAACTCTGCAAATCTCGGTTTATCTGCAAGGGTACACATTGTACTAATGCTGATTTTGGTAACAAACTTGTTGCGTGTATAATTGAACGCTTCTGCAATTTTATCAAACGCTTGTTCCACTTTATCCAATACCTCTTGGCTAATATCATTAACAGTAAAGAATTTCTGCAAATCTTTTGCACTAAATGACCTAAATTCCAAGCCACTACACAATGCTACTGATTGTAATATCGTAAACTCTCTGTCACCTTTTCTGATTCTTGATGCAGGAAAACATGATACTCCATCCTGCACAAACAATGGATGTGTTGATACAATTTTTCTTGCCCATTGTTGCAAGGATTTTTTCGATTTAATGAAAGCTAAATGCTCCTTGGAAACTTGCGTTCCATTGTTAAGTCTGTAGAAAATTTCTTCCACAATTTCTTTGGGGTCTTCTCCTTCTTCTGCTTCAAAACATTCAACCTTCACAGAATAGCCTTTAATTTTTTCTTGCAAAGGCTCTGGCAAATCAGAAAATCTGCAACCATTTAATTCAAAATCTTGGTTTAAGTCGCTAATATATAGCTTTCTGGGAATATCTGTTAATACAATTTCATCTTCTAAAAATGCAATCATTGTTGTAAGTCTTTGCTTTCCATCAATAACGTCCTTAATGTTCTTGTTTTTGCCCTTTTCGTCTTTTTCTTTGTGTTCATACACATAAACTGGAGGTACAAAATACCTTAACATGCTGTCAATTAATAATGATTGTTTGCCATAATCCCATTGTCCACTTGGTCTTTGGATTGGATTAGCGAAATTTAACGCACCTCTTTTGTACCAACCTCTAAATTCCTCTACTGTGTGATTCGCTTCTCTTTTTTTCATAATTCATTTCTCCTTTACCTTTTATTATTTGTATTATTTTGTTTGTATGTTATGGGGAGAATTTTTCTCCCCTTTATTATGCAACCTTTAACAATTTATATGCTTTGTCGATTATATCATGCCCACCAACTATTTTGTCAAACAAATTTTCTTTGAAATTTGGTGAACTTCTTAATGGTTTTGAATGTGTTACCATATCTGATACTGCATTAATTACACCATATTTTGTATCTCTGTATTGCTTAATATCAATTGCATCATAAGCCTTATAAAATTGTTGCCTTAAAATTGTAATGTTTTCAGCTTTTCTTGTATTCACATCATCACTAGGATAAGGAAATAATGACTTTACAAACAAATCCAATTGTTCTTCATATATTTTCTCATTGGCTAATATTTCAGCTTCAACACCTAACTTCTCCATATAATCTTCTGCTAATTCAAGCGTGTTTTGTGCTTCAATTAATTTATCTTCCATGTTTCCAATATGTTTTGTACTCCATGTTCTTGACGCACAATTTAATGCAACATTTAATGTGTTTTGGCAAACAACTCTTATTGGAGTGATAGCACATTTAATTGCACCACTTCCATCGTGTGTGTTTGTAAATACTAGATAAGGTTCAAATTTGTCATCTAATATTTTTTTCTCTGGCATTTTAGCCAATAACCAAATCTTCTTACCTCCATGCAAACTCCCTGCTGTGTCATAAGTAACACCATCCCCAACAAGTCTATCAGAAAAATCAAATGCGTCTGGATTTTGTACAATTTGGTAACGTGGAGTAACAACCCCTAAACATTTACCATCTGTTTCTCTGACATTGGCTACAAAGCCATCTACCAGTATTCCATTTGCGTATAATGGATGTTGAACTACTTGCCAATCCAATCCAGAAGCTACTAATGCCTCCCTTGATGTTAATGCTTCTTGCACCTCAACCCCTAATCCATGCCAAGGTTTTTCTCTTGCAGTATAAAACATTGTTTCCATTTCATGTGCCATTCTCAAACCCCCTTCTTTAATAACAATCGCTTACTTCCTTTAAAGCATACCACACTATTTTAGTTTTGTCAATAAAATGTTACATTTTTTTTAACATTTCTCTACACTTCATTTTTTTGCTTTCTTTCCTTTATAAAGGAAGATAAAATTTTCTTCGCTTTAGCAACGCTCATTCTTACTTCTTTCTTGCAATCAATCCTTTCTATTTCTCCCAGATTATTCGTACCCTCTGGAATTGGAAAGTTAACATGGAATTGTATGCCACAAAATTCAATTAATAACCTATCCTTATCAGGGAATTCATGGTAACCGACTATGGAATAGTCCACCATTTTCAAAACTTCTTCCTTTATATTGTATAAATCCTGCTTTCTTTTTTTGGCACTATGTAACTGATAATGTCTTAATCCGTTATTGTATACATAGCGTTCTCCACCAAAACATTGGTCTGATGCGTTTTCCTGTATGTCTCTTAATCGCTTTGCTTCCTTATTAATGACATAAAGTGCTTTAGCAATGTTATCGTTCGTTAGTACTACCTTACCACCTTTATTAGCTTGTCTTGTACGATATTCCTTTCTGATTTCTTCTGCTTGTTCCTCTGTACAATCCACCAAAATTCCATCATAAATTGGGTAACCTCCCTTTGGCTTAGTCCAATCTATGATATTCTTCTGATAACTATATCCATACTTTCTAACAGTTATTCCAATTCTTGGTTCTGTTAATACTACCATATATAACCTCCTAACTTGCTAAGTTTAGATAATATTCTTGACTAATAGATAAATCTACAAATTTTTGTTGCCCAATAGCATAACCATTATTTATAAAAATTTCATATATAGATGTATAATATTGTAAATATCTTTCTGATAAATACCAACGCTTAAATAATGTTTCTGCTATTGTGTAAGGGGCATTGGTAATATACCAAACCCCTTCTTCTCCATTTCCTATATTAATATTGTACCTAAATATTCCTTCTGATTTTTGAAAGGGAATTGCTTTCATATACATATTATATTCCCTTCCATGTTCCTAGCAACGCAGGATAATCCTGACTAGACAAACCAAATACCTTTTTTACTTTATGAAAGTCAATGTCTGATAATGATACAAAATTTCCCTCATTATCTGCCTTGCTAACAAAGAATGTACCAACTAGACAATCACGTTCTCCCCACATTCTATTTAGTTTTTGTTCTCTGAATTTGCCCTCATCATCAATAATAACGTCAAAGCCTGTAATTGGCTCTGAAACGCTCTGTATCAATCCACCAACTATCTTTTGCATTACCTTATAATCATTCTCAATTTCAATCATTCTAGGTTCTTGCAATGGCTCTACCAATGCTACTTTAATCATTTTTTGTTTCATTCTTATTCCTCCTTAATTAATATACTCCTAGTTCTTGTGCAATTTTTCTTACTGTTTCCTCAAATCCAAACCATGCTAACAAATTTTGGTTTGTTGTGTCAATTGCCAATACATCTTCATCATCCCACTTTTTACCAAATAGTTCAAAACAACTTTTAAACCCACATTCATTCAGCGTATCATATAAGAGTTCATTAATTTCTTCTTGGTATGTTTTATAAAAAGCTTTTGTGTCACAATAGTATATCAGTTCTCCCACCATGCCAGAACAACAACCTCCATATTCTAAATCCTTTATAAAACACTCAATATCGTCTGCACCTCCTCTATTTAGCATGATGTCTATAACCCTTTTAGTTAACTTGTCATTACTCCAACGCTTTCTGATTTCCTTCAAATCTTTCTTTGTAAATTTTGCCATCTTGTACCTCCTTTAATCCTTTTCATACCAACCATTATCATACCTTCTCATTACCAATAATCTCATTCCTTTTTTCCACTTCTCATAATCTTTCTTATTTTCGCCAATGTTCTTCGTTAAACAATAACAAGCTGTACACATTCCATTGATTAATCCTGTTGCGTCCATATCATTGCACATATCACATCGTTTCATTCAACCCCTCCTAATCTCTCTTAATCCAATCATGTTCAGCGTTCTCATAGTCTACAAAATAATGCCCACTAGAAAATGCGTCCATAGATTCTTCTGAATTATTCCATCGTAACCATGTTACATATTCTATCATTCCAGATTTCTTGGTTAACCTAGCTAAAACAATCTCTAACCCTTCATTTCCATCTCTGATAGATAATTTTCTTTTTAACACCTCAACAATTCCATTTGACTTCTCATATCTTTCTAAAATCTTTTTACTCACACTAAGCACATTGTCTATACTGATTGCATAATCACAATTTTGCAACCAAATCAAATTACTTTCATATTCAACACCTTCTACAATCATTTCTCCTTCATGTTGCAACGACCAATCATATAAATCATCATCATCATCTGTTAATATCTCTACAACATCACCAATATGGATTATTGGTATTTTACCTTTCCTAAATCCATTTACAAATTCCATTGACTAACCCCTCCTTAATTCATTTTCTTCATACAATTTTTTTAACCATGATTGTATCCATTTTTTCTCAAATTCTGGATAATGTTCATTGTTGAATGACTTAAACATTTTGTCTAAACCGTCAACATCACATGGCAATACTTCTTTTAAGTGATTCTCTGCATGAAATTTGATTATAAATTCCGCTATAGTTTTATCAGTAAATTCCTGTATTCTACCCTTCACATCCATTTGCCCACAACCACAAGATTCAAAGTATACATCATTTCCATGAATGTCAAATTGGTCTGAAAACAAAGATATATCTATAAGGTTCTCTACTGGCTCATTTGATAATCTCTCTGATAGTTCTGACGGTGTACAATCATAATCTTTTAATAATCCTAAAATTGTACTGCTGTCATAATTTTCAATTAAACTTTCTGCTCTTTCTTTCATAACCTCATTATCAACAATAATTGGCTCAACCTCGTCAAACATTGCACTAAACTCATACCTCCCCTTTCTTTGTTGTATGTAATACTCTGCAAATATCAGCGTCTTATCTCCTGTTGCACCTAATAAAAATTTACTCATAATTTATTCCTCCTTTAATCTCTTTCTAAAATTTCGTCAACTGACGTTCCAATCCAACGTGCTACAGTTTCACTCTCATGCCAAAACAAATCGTTTATATCTGTTTCATCCATGCCATCAGGATATAATTCTTCAAGCATTTCCTCAATTTGGTCAAGTTCTTTAGATGTTAACTTGTATGAAATTTGTGTTGCACCTGACCAAAACTCAAAACTGGATAAACTTTCTTCTTTGTAAATTTTCATATTCACATACCCCTTTCTTTACTCCAAAATATGACCTAAAATCGTTTGAATTTTTTACCCATCAAATTATACCACAATAGTAAATTAAATAGGTTAAACTTCAATTTTGAACGTCTGCTATATGCAATTTTATCTTTTGTATATTGATTGTTTATCTTTAGTGAAAATTCTTATGGTAAAATGAATGTTGAATTGTACATTACTATTGTATTCTCATTGACGATTTCAATATCTCCAACTTTTGGAAAGTCACAATGAATTTCTCTGCCAATATCATGTAAATTTTTGATTGCATCATCTGTCATATCTGAAATTTTTTCATTCCAAACTTGACGAATTTTTTCTTCATGCTCTTTATTCATTTCAATAAAGCTTGTTAAAAAATTCTCCAATACATTCTCAATTGTTTCTTTAATTTCAATTGACTTGACTTTTGTTACTAAAGTTTTATTGCTAACACTCACAACCTCTCTTATGTGTTTCTGTTCTACTTTTATCCAAAAAACTTGCGAATCAATTCCAAACGCTGTTATTGCATGATTACAATGCACCTCAATATCCTTTCCAATCAAGCTTTTAAACCTTTGTATAAGCTGTTTCTTGTTCATTCAATCAACTCCCATTCGTTACTTCTTGCACATCATACCACAATGTAATGCAAATTGCAATACATTTTTTAAACTTTTTATCCAACACATTTTTATTGTCAATAGAATGTACCATCTTCAAAATATTCCCATTCATTAACGTCTGACATTTCAACAAACGATTCTAAACTAAAGAAATTATCATAATCTTTTTGACACGCTTCTAGCCATGAGGAAAGACACTTACCAACTAAACATTCCATGCTAACCTCTGACGGTGTTTGAATAAATTGTTTAATTGGTGCAATAATCTCAATATCAATACAATACCCTGTTAGTGGGCAATCTCCAATTAATAGCGTGTTATAGTTATTTAATATGTGATTCTTTAATTTCAAACCATGTAAATTTTTCAATTCTTCATCTTCCATTAGTTCCCATTTAATGTAATTATTCATGCCACCATATTCGTAATTCAAAACCTTTACATTCAACATATCGCAAAACTTATTAAGAGAATTTGTGTTCTCTCTTGAATCGTAATAATCTAACTCCATCCATTTATAAAACGCTTTCTCTTTGGCTCTCTCTGTCAATTCCTCAATACTATATACCTTTTGAATAACTTCTCTCATTCTTTCTTACCTCCAAAATTATTTTCAATGATTTTTTTCATAGCACAATTGTTACATATACTTTTGGATTGAATAATGTCATGACTTTTTGCCCACAAACACAACATTGTGTTTTATACAATTGATTCGCCATAGTTTATACCCCTTTCTTTATATACTCTTATTTGCTTCAAAATACCCTCTATTTCCTTTCATTTTATTCTTAGTGATAAATAACCTTACCAAGCCCAAAATTACATTCTATATATAATTGTGGGCTTTAAAGATTATTTATTAGATAAATGGTAAGTATGTTTCGTCTTTGCAATCACTCATTATTTTATTCGCAAGAATACAACTAGCTTCATTCCTCCCATCATAGCGACCTTCTTTATAATTCTTGTCAAGTTCCTTAAACCACGCAACACAAATTCTTGTGAAATTTTGTTGCAATGTTCTGTGCTTATCGCTCAATGTTTCAATAAATTCACTTTCCACCCTTCCCATTGAATTAAGATAATTTGACATTAAATCTGCCATTTCTTTTCCAGTTTTTCTCATTTTAATTTCCCCCTTTTGAATTACATTCTTCACATAAATTGGTGTAGTCAACAAATTCAGTATATCTCAAATTTTGCCCACAATTGACGCACATTATATCTGTAATAACCACCCCTTCATACTCTTGTATAATATTACAACCAATGTCATTAATAATTTTCAACCTCCTTTTTATTCTTCTTCTTCATCTAATGTATCAGTAATTTCAACAATAATTTCGCCCTTATATTCATCATCTGTATAGAATGCATCACATTTTGGGCAATATTCAAGTTCTGGATAAGCATATTGATTACTGTTACAAGTTTCACAATGATATACACATAATATCAATTCGTCACCTAAATTCATTTCACACCTCCTATTGATACAAGGCTAAACTCCAAGCATAGCCTTGTTCATAGTAATAACCATAGCTTTCAACTAACTTATCAAATTCTTTTAATAATTCTGGATTGGTATTATAGTTTAAACAATGATTAAAAGCACCTTCAAATGTCATTGTAATTGTGTTTGTATTGTTGTACTCTATCCATTGTGTTACATCTACATCATTCTCAACAACCCAAATGTTTTTATTGTAATTTGCTTTCTTGTTATTGTAATAGATTGCTACATCTATGCAAGAATCATGCTGAGTTAATAATTCCATGATTTCGATTGCCAACATCTCAATTTTTCTTTCATGCTCTGTCATTATTCAACCTCCTTTATAATATTATTGTGAAAGAGTGCCTAAGCACTCTCACACATATAATCTAACAGTCTGGAAGTTTGTTCCAGTTCTTCTTGTTCTTTCTCTGTCAACCCTCCCATTTTATTTTTTACCTTTAGCACAACTTCCCTATGTACCAACATTTTAAAATTCATTGTCAACACCTCACTTTCAAGCATATTATACCACAACGTATTGCAAAATGCAATACAATTTTACTATGATTTTTGTCAAAATTGCTTAGAATATTCTTGATGTGCTTGTTTTCCTTCGTATATCTTGCCATTAATCTCATAGCAGAACATATCGCAAGTATCACAATCATTAGAACAAATGTTCTTGTCAACACCCCATTGTGTTCTATACCCTTGTTCAATTGCCTTTTCAGTATTACAAAAACCAAATACTTTTTTTGATAGTTCTTTTCCAGATTTATCCATTTTATATTCCTCCTCTACATATATCCATTACTTCCATTTCTACTATATGGAATAGGTTCATATCCATATTCTGGTTCATCGTCTTGATATTCTTGTGAACAATTTTCCTCCTCCTCAAATTGATAATATAATGCTATATAACCGCAGTAATCATTCCATGATAATGTATATCCATCTTTTTGAAATAGTCTGTCTGTTGTACCCCACGGTTTCTCTGTGTCTGTCATATGCTCTCCATGATAGTGCCATTGACTTAAATAATCTATAGCTCTATCATATTGGTGTTCGTTAATCAGTTTTTTCAGATTCCCATATTCTTCCTCATAATCAACAATAAACCTAATATCCTCATACAACATAATATATCCCCTCTCATTGCCTTAAATTTGCGTTCTAAACGCTTTAGCGTACAAGCCAATGTAATATCATTGACTTGTACTAAAAACGCTTAATTGCAAAATTCTGTCATGCTAACTTGCTTGTAACCTCTTTGTGTTAATTCCCATACATAATTATTAATAGCACACGTTGTCGACCTAGTTCCCCACCCTCCATTGTTAGTATAGAAAATTTTCTCTTTATCGTTTGCACCACAAATCACCGTCCAATGGTATATATAACTACTAATACCATTACTTTTCTCTACCTTGTGATTCCCAAGTTTTTTGTCACCCTTTGATTCGATAAGTTTTTTCATTGTTACCATAATTTTCCACTCCCCTTATTAATAATCTGATTCCAAACATTCTCCACAATAATTTGCATCATATTCCCATTTTTCAATTTTTTCCTGTGCCTTTTCATAGCAATTCTCACAAACTAATTGAAAGGGAATCCCATATCTATCATATGTAAATTCCATTTCCTTCCTGTCGTGTTCCTTCTTGCATGATTGACATATTCTGGTATCTTTTTCCATTTTCTTACACCTCCACGATATACATTTCTTTCCAGTTTACTGGAAATTTTTCTTGCAATATTTTCATTGCATTTTCTTGCGTGTCTGTATCAATACTGTCAACAAAAACGTCATTCCTCTTCCAACATACCAAATACTTATTCATGTGTTTCCCCTCCATCAATCTTGATTACTTGCTTATTATATCATAATGTACTGCAAAATGCAATACATTTTTTGAATAATCTATGGAATGAGGGGAAATTCCCTCACTCTAACATTATTCAATCATGCAGTTTTATTTTTCTTGATGTGTTCGTCAATGATTCTCCACGCAGTATTTTTTCTTACATTTTGTACCAATTCCAAATATTCTTTAGCATAAGTTAGTATTTCCTTTTCTTCCAATCCATTCCATTCCTCTACTTCTTGGTAACTATTTCCATCAAAGTAACGAATTTGCAAACCTCCATATCCTTTTATTATTCTTATTCCATGCAATGTTCTCCACTGGTAATTATTTCCACCACTGCAATAAAAGTCAATACATATTGCATCATGTTTTCTCAATTGTTTTTTTGTTTCCTTTAACCATCTTTCAGAATATGTATCATCAATATAATATTTGGCAATATCTGGATAGTCATTTCCTGCAAAACCTTCATTCGCTTTTTTCTCAATATCAAATTCACCTTCTTTATATTCAATTTTGAAGTATAGCAACCTTTCCATTGTGCTATTCCCCATTGGTACGGTTCTTTCCAATTCTTCCATAAAATTCCTCATGATTAATTATCCCCTCTCACTAATTGATTGTTTGTTTTTATTCTCACATTTTTTAATTCTATTCCATTTCCACCTATTCCATTTCTACCATTGTTTGTCAATTCACAATACATTGAATTTTCTCCATACTGTTTTTGGTCATACATAAGTTCAATAATTTCGCCAATTTGCTTCGATGTTAACTTGTGTATATCCATTTTCTTAGTCAATTTTTCTGACAAAATATCCCATGTTGTACCATAATTTCCCATTCCACTTAATTTTCTTGCCTTATTCATTTTCATAGTTTTGTACCTCCTAAAATTTGTAAGAGGGGATTTCCCCTCTCATGTTATGTATTCCTTATACATTCTAGGTTTTCTGTTATAATTTCCAATTGTTCTTGCATCCAATTTATGGAATCTTGCAATATTTCAATATCTTTTTCTAAACACCACTTCATGGTAAATTCTGACAAATCTGCATTGTGCGTTTTGTCATTTAGAAAACTTGCCTTGTTTTTCTTTAGTTTTTCAAACTTCCATTTCGTGGAAGTTATCCATGAATGTTTTTGAAAATCGTCCATTCCTCTTGTTAGTTTAATACATTCCCCTTTAGTTAACATCTTGATTTCCATATTTTACCATCCTCTCTATTATCCTATATCAAAATCATTCTCATATTCCTCTATAAATTTACCATTTTCTGTATGGTAAAATTCCCCTTCCACAATATCATACGCTATCCATATATCCTTATGTTTTTCATAGAAGAATTTCAATGCCTTATACTCTTGTGTATCATTCCAACACTTCCAACTTCCACAATCTTCCATCAAATTTGCCAATATGGATTGTTTTGGAAATTCCTGTATGGTAACAGGATTTCCATTTTTTGTTATTATCCATTTGTAATTTTTCTGTTCAATTTTATACATTTTTCATTCCCCTTCCAATTCACAATATGATTTCCAACTACCAAATTCTTCCATGATATATATTGCTGTGTCGAAGTCAACACCACCATCTTGCATCACATCGTCAATATCTGTCGAATGTATATCATTGATATAATAACTACACCCACTCGGTATACAATCATAACATACATCAAGCACTTGACCGTCACAATCTTTGGTGTATATGGTATCGTCACCGCCATTATTTTCTTTGGTAATTTCGCACTCGCAGTAATTACATTTTCTTACATTTTTCATCTTAATTCCACCTCCCATTTTTTTACAATTCAGAGTAAAGACTCTATAGAGTTTCCAGATTTTTACTGGAAACTCTAACAATCCTTAATCTTCCATTTTTGGTGCTGGTCTGGTAGGAATTGGATTACTGCCATATCGACTTCGAATTTTGTCCATACCTACTGGTTTGTGCGACTTGTCATATCTTAAACCGCTTGTACCTTTATGATACCAATTTCCTTTGTTTGGTGACCATTTAAAACCTAGCGTTTTCAACAAGTCTTTATATCTCTTAGTTTCCCCATGTAACCAAAGCCAATATCCACAAACTTCCAAGGAAATATCTTCCAAGTGAATTATCCTGTCAATAATATCCCTAAAGTCACTGGCATTTTCTCCCTTGTATGTATAATTTTTCTTCTCTTGTTCACTCATACTGTCATAGTTATCATAGTTAATTCTTGACTTTAATTCCTGAAATTTCCTATCGTACTGGTCATTGATTTCCTGCATAATTTCGGTACTTCCACCAATATCTGGATGGTGGATTCTAGCAAGTTTAAACAACTGTTTTTTCAATTCCTGCAATGTTACTATTCCTTCAAACCAATTTTTTACATTTTTCATTTTACATTCCTCCAATTTTTTTACATTTTATATTTTAGAATTTCATAAATTCCATGGAGTGCAGGAAATATCCTGCACTCTAGCAAGTTATGATTTTAAGAATACGTTGATATTGAAATATTCAATATCATTAACTTCATAGATGGAAATTGCTTCCATCTCTTGTATTTCCTGTTCTATTGCACGTTCTTCCATTTTATTCAACCCCTTCCATTTTATTCATATACAACTAGGTCAACAAACTTGCACTGTTCTTTAATACTTCTCAACATTCCAGAAACTTCCAATTGTGTTCCTCTAACTTCAAACTTGGTGTTTAGGTCACGAATAGAATATTGACCGTCAACCTCTCTAACTTGAAATATTGTTTTGTGGTTTTCGAATAACATAACTTTTACCATGATTAATTACCCCTTTATAATTTATTCACTTCAACGCTAGTGTTTTCAAGCGTCAAGCCGTTTGTATTTTTTCGAATACAACAGGAAACTGGAAGTAAATTCCAATTCCCTATCTATCCAAAAAATTTGCTGTGCTTACAGGAAATTCCAGTACAGTTCCTTTGGCTTTTTTTGCCAAGTATTACCAATATTTACCAAGCGAACGCTTGTATTCGAATATCATGCAGGATACATGATTGAATATATTGACGGCAATATTCTAGTATGACTTCCAGAATTTCCCTATTTCCATATCGTACTCTTTACCAACATTTCCCATTTGCGTGATAGAATTAACATTTAACACGCTTTTTTTACTCGACCGACTTAATTTGGCAGTTTTTCCCATCTAGTGTAATCCATGATGTAAAATTCTGGTAAATCAGATACTCTCATTACCAGAGATGGAAATCTTTGGTTTCCCTTAACCGTGGTATAAATAGACTTCATATATTTCCATCAGCAGCCTCAAATGGTATTTTTTGGCATTTTCCAATATGTTCCATGCGAATCACTTCTAACATGGATTTTTGTCAATGTTCTCATACATAACACGATTATAAATATAAGCGACTAAGCTTACTTGAAAAATTTACCATGAAGGTAAAACTTGTAAACTAGTACCAACAAGGCATACTACTCCCAGAAATTTCCTGTTAATAATTTCCATACTGTTGGCGTTCGTCCATCTGGGAATTATTCCCAAACTGTGTTCAAGCCGTGTTATGCAGTTTTCAAACTTCAACTGTACTTTTTGAGTACAAGAGAGAACTGGAAATGATTTCCAACGCTCTATCTACTCAAAATTATCCATAATATTCCATTTCGGTTAATTCGTCTACATGGATAACTTTGGAAATTTTATCTACTTCCTTAATATCCAAAATTTTACCATCTACTTCATCTACCATTTTCTTCCAAAGAGCTAAATGCTCTTTTTGGATATATCTTACAATTATTCCTTCTGTTTTTTCATTTTGCACTTCTGAAATCACTCTTAACATATTACAACCCCTTCCAAATTTTGGTATTATTTCGTGGTTTGTTGTTGCCTTCCACGCTTATATCTTAAAACATAACTATACATTGAGTAAACATCCATTTTGGTCCATTTAGAGTGATTATATTCGATTATATCTATATATCTTTTAAATACTCTTATTTCCTTCATATTTTAAATTTTTTTATTTTTTTTAAAAAAGCGTCAAAACCGCATGATTACTGAGTTTGACGGCTTTTTTTATCATATATTCTAAAAAAGTTTTTTTAAATATCTTTAAAATTCGTTTTTTTATCAGGAAATAAGCGTGTTTGAAGGATAAAACTTTTTGTATCATGCATGAATACTGCATCATAGATACATTCAATAAACTGAATATACCGGTAACCGGCTCTATATGCAGGTTTGGGCTTTTATCTGATATATATGGATTATTTTACATGGTTAAAACTCGCTTGTTATCTATGTTTGGCGACTTCCTACTATATAAAAAAAAGAAAATTATTAAAACGGCTGTATTGCACTGTTTATGCAGGTTTGAAGTATGTAACAAGGTTAAAACAAGCTTGTATACTGCATTATAGAGTTATTGCATATATGATATAGCAATATGAATATATACTATTATTGTATTGTATTATAGAAAAATGTATATACATTGTATATGGATTATTTTATATATATGTTTGTATATGTTTGTTAGTGTATAATTAGGATATAGGTTATAGTATAGATATAATCTATGTTACAAGGTTACTATATAGTTAAAAGTATTGCTATTAGTGTATTAGAGTTATATATAGTTTATTGAATATAAAATGTATTGATTATTTTACATGGTTAAAACATAGATATATACTGCCTTCTAGCGTTTTTCATTGTGTTTGATACATAGCAATATAGTTTGACGTTATTAAAAAATACAGGCAAAAAAACGTGTTTTTGGAGCTTAAAACAGTATATGACAATTGTTAATGAAAAATGTTTATGATGATTATAGATAATTGTTTATATACAAAACATATGTTTATATATAGTTATTATTGAATATAGTATAGAATAACTGTTCTATGATTATTTTCAATGTTTAATATTGTATTATATATTTTATTATATGAATATTGTAATATAATACATTATTCTATAATTCAACAAAATGTTATTCAATATGTATTATATTGTATTATTTTAGAGTATAAATGTATAATGTTGTCGATTACTGTATTATTCTGTTTTATTATCAGTGATAAAACGGATAGAATTGTATAGATGAATAGATATACATTGATATAGATTGAATAAGGGTAAAACATAGATAGAATAAGGGTTTGAAGTTTATTTTAAGTTAAAATTATATAACATTATGTTAACTCTATATTACATTTTGTTAAGTGGAATAACTTGTCGAAATATGTTATTTGGTATTTTATTTGGCTTTTAGGAATCACTTAAAATTCGACAATTCTTGTATCGTTTGACAAAATTCGACATCATACTCTTTTTTTAAAAAAAATAGTCGAATATTGAAAAAGTTTGATACCGTTCTGAAAAATAGAACGCATGTTCGCATATATATTGAAAATTGTCTATAGAATCGACTCAAAGATAGATATAGCAAGGATTATAGATATAAAAGAATAGTATACTAATACTATTAAAAAAGGTTAAAAGCGTTGATACATCTATGTTTTAGGTACGGGGTAACTTTACGTTGAAAAAAATCCATATAGAACTTGCTAACCACAGTCCACTCCCAGTATTCTACACTATAAGGAATTTCTCTTATAGAATTCTATACTCCTAGATTCCTACACTATAAGATATTACTCCTACAATCCTACACTATGTCAAATTACTCTACAATTCCACACTATAGTTAATCGCTATGCCAAATAACCTACATCATGTTAGATTCACTTTAATACCGAGATAAATTAATAATAAATAAGTCAAAACCCTGTGACCCTTGGTTCTACTGCGTTTCACGCATTATATAAATATTAATACTCAAACGCTGAACCCCTTGATATGACTACGTTACAACCATATATTTCATATACACTCATTTACAGACAAGTTATTTACTTCTACCGTACATTGAGTAAATAAAAAAAACTATTAAGCTACAAATTAGCCATATAACATGTTAAATATGTAAATAAATACCAATAATCAAAATAGGTTGACAAAATAAAAAATTAAACTTATAATGAATATAATGGTGCTTGAGAGTTGTATTTGTTTCATTTTTTTCCTTTTCTAATTTTTGTTATAGATAAACTATATATTAATTTATATAGTTTTTCTATTTACAAATATAATAAAACAATATATAATGTAACCACATACGATTTACTAATTTATTGTTGAGACACATTAAAACATCTATCAGTAGATGTTTTTTTTGTATTAACAGACAATCAGCAGATAATTAACAGAACATCAATAGATTCTCTATTGACAATATTAAAATAAACATGTATAATATAATTAATTCAGTAGCGTATACTTATATATAAAATCCTACTAGTTGATTAGACTATACTTCTTCCCAGTAGAAATAAAATCAACCAAGTAGGATTTTGTATTGACATAATTAATTAATCATAGTATACTAAGTTTGCCTTTATCTTTTGTATAGTATGAATTGTGTATAATAAAGCCCTAACATGTTGATATGCTAATAACCTACAAATTAGCCCCCTCAATATGTTGGGGTTTTGTTATATATATGAGGGGTATTCTAAAATTTCAAATTGACATAAAGCTACATAAAATGTATACTAGTACTATAGTTCGATGTTAAATTCAAATATTTAGGAGAGAGATATGATAGGTATATGCAAGGCTTGGAATGAAAATAAAATAATGCTATTGTATTTGTTAAGTAAACATGAACCTACACATTGCTGTCCACACCATGTTGGACTTATCAGTAATTGTGATAATAAAGACTGTTATGTATGTTGGGATATTGCTCTAACTAAAGATTATGAGGTATACGATGGGTAAACATTTAGTTCAATTGTTAATGTTTATTGTAGCTTTGTTATCATCTGTTGGAGCTTTATTATTTCTATCTACTCATGATTATGTTGGATTTGGTTTGTGTGTTGCGATTGTATTAGTAAATATTTTAGGTATGGTTACTATTAAGGAGAATGATAATGGCTAAAAGAAAAATTAGATTACATGCAGGAGATACGCTAAGAGATGTTATGAAGGAAAGAAATATGACTGTTGAATATTTAGCAATTAGAACAGGTTCATCAGTTGCTTATATAAACCAAGTATTAAATGGTATTAAACCTATTACTGATGGGTTTGCTAACCATCTACAATATTCATTAAATATTGATGCTAGTTTTTGGATTAACTTACAACATCAATATGATAGTGAATTATTATAAAGTAGGAGGTATTATATGACAGTGTATGAATTGGCAGATACGCTTAATATGTTAATTGATAATGGTGATGGAGATTTGACATTATGGTTTGATGAAGGTGAACAGTGTATGGAAATAGGTAGAGTAAGTAAAGCTGAAATAGTAGGTGTTGGTAAGGTTATTGTGTTGGATGAACAAAGATGTCAAGTAGAATTTCAAAAAACTGATATAAGCACTAATAAGGAGATTATATGAAAGCATTTTGTATGAGGTGTCATAGAAGTCTAAACGAAGATGAATACTGCTATTGCGAAGGTGAAGAATATTCAATTGTATATGGTAATGTAATAAGGCATGGCAATGGATATAAGTGTGAATGTGGTAATGTTGAATTACAAATGACATTGCATATAAACGCTAATCCAAAGTATACAAAAAATTATAAATGTTTGAAATGTGGTAATATGATTGGAATAGAAACATACTATGTAGGCTATGGAACTGAATTTTGGTATGATATATGATAAATAATACTAAGGAGGTTTAACATGACAAATGAACATGGAGCTATTGAAAATCCACTATACTCATTTGGCACAGCATTATTATTAATGAAAAAAGGAATTAGGATTGCTAGAAAAGGTTGGAATGGCAAAGATATGTATATATACTATGTGCCAGAAAACACATATAAATCTGTTACTGATGTTGCTAAAAAAGAGTTTGGTGAATACGTTCCATATGGTGCTTATATTGCTATGAAAACAGCACAAGGTAATGTTGTTCCATGGTTAGCATCACAGACAGATTTATTATCAGATGATTGGATGTTGTTGGACGAATATCGTTGATGGAGGTTATATGATGGGCAAAGAATGGTTTATTGCTTGGCTACGCATGATTTCTAAGGATATATTGACATTATCAAATGATATAGAAAATAATGATGATGGTGGAATTAAGCTAATATTAATGGGAATGGATTTATCATATTTGATTGAATACATGGATGGTGGAATTGAATTAATGGAGGATGATATATGAGACTTGTTGAAACGTATTATGGCGATTGTTGTGGTGCTACAAGGCTATCTAATGAAACAGGTCATATATTACTGTTTGGCGACAGTTATCATGATAAGATTGAATATATGATAACAGGCTATTTAGAAGCATTAAAAGATTTAGATATAGATTATGAACTAGAAGAGAGAACAGCGAAATGTACTTTTTGTGATGTGACGATTAAAGGGGGTATAGAATGAATAATCATCAAGAAAAAATTAATCAGTTGTTAGAATTAGTTAAAAATAATCCTGAACTTCCTATATATCCAATGGTATATTATGAAGTATGTTGTGGAGAAGATTTTAACTATTGGATGGGTAGTTGGCAAGAAGCTAGGCTTGATGAAGTTTGGCATACTGACGAAAGAATATATTTTAAATCTAAGCACTATGACGATTTAGTTGACAAAGAAGTTGATAATAATATTGATGAATGGGAAAGCTGTCCAGATAAACTTAAAGAAGAAATGGCTTGTGATATAGTTGATAAGTATGAGTGGAAAAAATGTATAGTAGTTAAAATATATTTGCCAGATTAGGAGGGAATATATGAGAATAATTATTGATATTGATGGATTGACTGCTACTGCTACAACAGAGATTAATGGTAGGGAAATTAAATGGGGTTGTACTAAAACAGGTTATGGAGAATGGACTTGGGATATTGGTAAACAATTAGAAGAATATAAAGATTATTTATATGGTTATCAAAGTGATGCATTAGATGATATTAATCTTCCTAACCTACAAGAAGCTTTTGGTGATGAATTTTATGAAGATGAAGAGGAAGATGAACAAGAATATTATGATGCTGTAAATGATACTGTATATACTAAGGAGAATATGAATGAATGATGAAGAATCAATTAAAACTTTAAACTTCATTAAAATATGCCCTCTATGCAATAGAGAAACAGAAATTTTTCATATAGCACATGCTCGCTTTGATACAGATATAAAAGCAGTATGTGATTGCGGATTTTGTTTATTATGTTGGAAATTTGAGATAGAATGTGAATAATATAACACTAAGGAGAATTAATATGGGAACTAGAAAAGAAGCATTTATAAATGAATATTATGATATGGATGATTGCAATGCATTAGTTGTTGCTATTCAATTGCCCACTGGTGCTGTTGAGATTATTACGAACACTGTTCAGATAAATACTAAAATTGAATACTATGATAAAGCTTATGATAATGATTTATGTTTAAAGGCTAATCCAGCAATTAAAATTATAGATTGGATGATGGTTTGATGAATCATATTACTAAAGTTGCTGAACTATTAGATTTAGAATTAGATGAAGAATTCTTAATTAAGGAACAGAATTTTAATGTATATAAGTTTAACAATAATGGTTTAATGTGGAGAGGTCATGATGAATGTGTAGAGGATTTTTTACCTGTTAAAGAATCTGAAACACTACAAAGAGTGCTAATAGGTAATTATACTATTCAAAAAATACCTAGAAAATGGAAGCCTAAAGCTGGAGAAGAATATTATGTACCATGCTTTGGTTATTACTCATTAAATTCGTGTTTTGGGCATCGTATTTGGCATGATGAAGAATATGATAAATGGGTTTATTCAATTGGTATTGTTTGTAAAACTAAAGAAGAAGCTATAGAAATGGCTCAGAAGATGTTAGCATCTATTAAATAAATAAGGGGGAATAATTATGGAGAAAATAGAATTTATCAACTATCTAAGGAAACAGATTGATATATTAACCATGTATGTTGATGAATTGGAGAATGATGAAACAAATACTACTACTATTCATCACATTAATTTATATATGTTGAATGATTTTTTAGATTGTAAAATTATGATTGATGGAGAAAATGAAAATGAATCTGAATGATGTATTAAAATTATTTTGTATTAATGCTGTTGGATTTTTTCTATGTGGATTTATTGCTACAAATTATTTAACATCTATTCCATATACTGTTGCATTAAGCTTTGCATTTGGTCAATTTAGCTATTTGGCATATTTAATGATAAAAAATGATTAATAAAGTTTAAGGAGAATCAGCATGACGTTTGAAGAAGCAATTGTAATTATGCTTAAATTACAAACCTGTCCATTATGCAAAGAAGACACCTTTGTCATACATCATATTGATACTAGTATGAAAATTTATTGTTTGTGTGGACTTAGTATGATATGTGAAAAAAATGATTGTGGATGCGAAAAGGAGATATAATATGGATGCTTTTATGAAGTTAATAGATACTCATATCAATATGATTAGTGAGTTAGAGCGAGAAAATGAAAGGTTAACTAAGGAAAATGAATTATTACAATTTGAATTAAACTATGTTAAACTGTTAATTGGTTGTGGTTTTGCCAAGGATATAAAAAATGAAGATGAATGATAAACAAATTATCAATGAATTACAAACTATAGAAAATAAAATTTATGCTTTGCAACAAAGGTATAAAATGTTGCAAGAAACGTATCAAGTTAATCTATGTAAATGTCCAACATGTAATGGTAAGGGTTATTTATGTAATATTTCAGCCAACAGAACAAGTTCAATGATTGATGTTTATTGCAATGTTAGCACAACAGGCACATCTATTATGGTAAGCTGTGGCAAATGCCATAATGGATTAATATTAAAATCAAAACATGAGGAGAGTTCTAATGCTTGATATACTAGCTAACATTTATGTAATTATTATATTAGTATTTATATTTATTATAGTTCCAATAGTTTTAGTAATGGAGATTATTGACTATCAACAAACAAAGGATAATAATTTATTTAATAATTTTAATTCAAATGATAGTCTAAATCAATCATGGCAGAATTCAATGGATGTAACTAATCAAACAATTTTAGGAATACCATAAAAATATAAAGGAGAATTTAAATGAAAAAATATGAAAAGCATCAACAGATTTGTGAAAAGCTTAACAATGTTTATATTTCTAAGAATACTGAGTATGGTGATAGCTTTGGTAAGACATTTCAAGAGTTAGGTGTTATATCTGCTGTTACAAGGATGCAAGATAAATTTAACAGGATTAAAAAACTGGCTACTAATTCAGATATGAACATTGTTCATGAATCAATGGCTGATAGCCTAGAAGATTTAGCAAATTATTGCATCATGACTTTAATAGAACTAGATAACAAGGAAGAGGTTGAAGTGTTATGCTTGGATTAGATAAATTTGTACATGAACATAGGCAATTAGTAATTCATTACTTAGTTTCATATGCCAATGAATCTGGTTCATTATGTCCACATAATGTTGGACTAAATAATATCTGTGAAATTGGAAAAATACATTCAGATTGCGAAGCTTGTTGGACAAATGCTTTGACTATGGAATACGATGAAAAGGAGAATGAACATGACAAAAAATGAATTAATGAACTTTCCAATGAGAAGGGTTATTGCAGAATATGAAGCAAGGGTTAAAAAAGAATTTCAAAATGATAAGGATAAACTTACATTTATTTCTGGATTTAATTATGCTATTACGTTATTATTAGACTTTGAGGAAAGTGATTTGAGAGAGTAATTACATTTAATATACATTATAGGGGGGTTACAAATGAAAAAAAGAAGAATGGGTTATCAAATGTACAATATATATTTAACATGCAAGGAATTATTTGATGTTGATGAAGAATTTGAACTTACTTTTGATATATACTTGGATATGATGACTAAGTTAGAAGATATTCAAGAAATTGATTTGAGAGGTTTTAAAGTAGCAATTGCTTCATTATTAGAATATGAATTTTTAATTAAAACAGGTGAAAATATTTACAAAATAGGTAATGTATCATACAAAAAACGTAAAGTTTATTATTAACGTAAAGGAGAATAATTTAATGAGTTTAAATAATAAAACTACAAAACAAATTTATCAACATGAGGAAACAGGAATCCAAATAGGTATGAATCCAGTATCATTTGATTATGCTTTAGCCATACCATTAGATGGGCAATATATTACTATTGATGTTGAGGAGCTAAAAAAAATATTTAGAGCTAGTGTTAAAAAAAATACTTCAAATAGGTGATGAATATGAGAATTAATATATTTTTAAAATCAAATATTGATAAAAAAGCAAGAAAAGATATGTTTCTTAATATAGTTAGTAATTTATTATCAGGTGACTATAATATAAAAATAATACAAAGCCCTAGTGATGCAATGATACTTACTAATAAAAGTTTTTATAACTTATTAGAACCTACTGAGTATAGTAGAGGTCATAGATGTGAAATTGCATATCATGAACCTAACTTAAATCGTGATGAACTTACTATTGTTCAAAAGTCTATCACTGGAAATATTGATGATAACATATTTGTTATCAAGGAGGAATGGATGTGAGATATTTGATAATGGCAATATCATTATTAACGTCATGTATTTTTACTTATTTATTAATGAATGAAATAATGAAAATTCAAAGGTTGGAAAAAGAAGTTGCAATGTTAGTTATTGAAACAGAAAAATTATTAGAAGAGAGTAGGAAAAAACATGATTGATTGTTATTGTCCTTATTGTTTTGTAGGATTAGATATTGCTGAAATATGTCCTGATGGACATTTAGATAGAGCAGATAGTTATGATATGAAATGTCCTAATTGTGCTAAAGATATTGAGATTGAAGTAGAAAAAAATCCAGTTTATTATGCCAATAAAATTGAATATCATGAATGTATGGAATGTAATAAAGATTTTAGATTGGAATATGATTTAATCATTCCACCAAAAAAGTATGCTGATATTGCACCTTTTGATGTAATGTTGTGTAATAATTGTTACTGGAAGTTATTTTATGAAGATATGTATGGCGAAAACTGGAAGGGTGATGCTAATGTCAAAACCTGCACTATATAAACTAGAACTAGTGTTCGAAGGTGATGTGAATCAACTCATTACACAACTAATGGAACACATTACTGTAACGTGCTATAACATTAGTATTGAGCCTGTTGAGGATAAGGATAGACAACAACACTACCCTATTATAAACAAGGAGAAAATAACATGATTCCAGAAAATTTATATGTCAAAAAAGGCGAACTAGATATTGGTGATATAATATTGGTGAATGGTACACAATATGAAGTTCATAGAATTTCTGAAAATCTAAGAGATGGAAACACTAGAACTACAATTGAAGTTGCTGTATGTAATCAATATTATGATAATTTTATTTCTGAAACTATAGAGGTATGATATGGCAATTATCAGGATTAAGCATACTAAAATTAGAAAAGACCATTCATGTTGGGGTTGTAATAGAAAGTTTACTAAAGGTTCATATATGTTTATGCACGTTTGTACAGATGGATTATTAATTAAGTCTATATATTGGTGCGAAACATGTAAAGCATATTGGAGATTATATATGGAGAGTGATGATGAAATTAACAGAGGTTCGTTAAAATATGATGATTTTGATGGATGGAACAAAATACGAGAAATCGTTGAAATTATTCAAAAACCATCGAAAATGAATGAAAATGTATCAAAAATCAATGAAAATGATTGAAAAACGATGAATAAATGATGTTTTTAGTATTGACAAAATATATATTATGTAATAGTATAAGGCTACAAAAATCGTTCAATCTATTTTTGTATTCTCAAATATGGTAGCAATTCGCAAACAGCCTTTCATAAGGCTTTTTGTGCGTAATGGGGGTATAATATGAGTCCATTGTCCTATGTAATAATGTCTATCACAGGTTCGGTATTTTTAGTATGGTTATTATATTTTTTTGTATATAGGGATGATTTTGATTGACACAAACAACATAATATTGTAACATAAGACTAACTTCATACAGCAAAAAGCTTTACACAAAAAGGGCATCTTTATCCTAATTTATGCCTTTTTTTGTTGTTTATTTTTTTATTTTGTTTACATTATGTACGGTTTGTAGTATTATGTTAGATATTAAGCTTAATTATGAGGGGGATATTGTGAAAAAGGTTTTAATTTTATTAGTTTTATTAATCATTAAGTTAACAGCAAAAATTGAAAAGTAGGGGGGTTATTATGGCAATAACAGGATTGTATTATACTAGACAAATTTTAGAAATGACACAGCAAGAAATAGCTGATAAGTTTGGAGTAACAAGACAAACAGTCAGCACTTGGGAAGGAGGGTTTAGAAAAATAGGAAAGAATAAACTATCTGCTTTGAGCAATATGTTAAATATTAATGAAGATTTGTTGAATAAAGTTGTAGATGATGTTGATAAGTACCATATAATACAATCTGTACTAAAAATTAAAAAAAATGAGATTCAAACAAAATATGGGGAAAAGTTTATGCAATTATTAGAAAAACAATATCAGGAGGGTTAATATGACATTAATTGATAAAGATATTGAAAATAACGAAATTAACATGGAAAAAGTATCAATTGCATTAACATTATTAATTGAAAAATATGGTATCAGTAATGAAGATTTTGAAAGTTTAGTTACAGGAATAATTTTGATGAATCAACAATTTTTAATGGATAATTATAAAAATTCAAACTAACATAAGGGGATAAAAATGGACACAATAAAGCTCCAAAACGCAGTAGAATTGCTAAATGTTTTAAAATCTAATGAATTTTTAGAAGTAGTAAAAAATGTATGTTATAAAAAACTTAAACTCTATGAAATTAATATGGATTTTATTTTAGAAGAAGAGTTTTCTGAATCAACAATTGGAACTTTGTTAAAAGTTTATTTAGCTTGTAAACATGATTAATTGGAGATGATAATATGCATATTTTAATTTTAAAAAGAAATTTATTTGGAATTCATAAGGTAATAAGGAAAACAGAACACTTGTTCACAATATACAATAGAAAAATTGATAGACTAGAAAGTGTTATACGAACAAAATGGTATGTTTGGAGGTTATGGTAATGCTTACAACAGATATAACAATTAAAGTTAATTATGTTCCAGTTAATAAGTTTGAATTAACTTCAAGAGAGATACAAATACTCAACATGTTAGCTGATGGACATACCTATGCAGAAATTAGAGTAATATTAGGACTAAAGCCTAGAACAGTAAGAGTTTATATGCATAATGCATTACAGAAATCTGAATCTAAAAATATCATGAATTTATTGGCTAAATATTTAGGATATATTGAATAAATATCATATAGCTCTATTTGCTCCAAAAACATACCTAGAATCCATTTTAAATATTGGCAATATAATTTGACATTTAAAGTATTTAAATTGATTCTAGGTATAATTTTGACGATAATAACATACAAAGGAGACATTTAAATGTCTGATAATAAAAATTCATACACAGTTAATCAATTGAAAGCAATTGCAATTATGAAATTAATAAATAGTCAAACATTTGACTATAACATCAGTATAACAGAGTCAAATGAGTATCAACAGTTACTTGAACAGTTTATTATATTTTCTGAAAGTGTATGGTTAGATTCAGCAATAAGTAAAATACTTGAATGTGGAAATAGAGGTGCTAGATTTGAAAGAGTTTAAAATAAATTCAATTTTTTATGCTTATTTCATTGTATTTGTCGTATTTGTTGTGTTTATATATATTATGGCGAAAGCAATATTATTATTTCAACAGTATTAGCAGTAGGGGATAGCAGATGGAATTAAACTTTAAAAAGGACAGCTATATATTTATTCCAAATGAAATTTTTGATGATTTAGGTCGTATTAAATATAAATCAACAACACACTATGCATTTACCATTGCATATTATACGTTTGTGAGCTTTTTATATTACTCAGAATACTATCGTATTGAATTGGTTAGTCAACAGGATATAAAGGAGTTTATAGGCTATAACAGAGATAATAAAGCGGTAGATTATATTATTAAGAAAAATGGTTTATTGGATTTATCAGGATATACTCGAACAGAGAATCATATGGTATTATTTAACAAAAAATCAACAGAGTTGATGATGTATGAGGAAGAAAAGGTTATAAATTTTCCTAAGAAATTTTCAATCAAATATCCAGTAAAGGGTTTTTATAGGAATATTGCAGATGAAGAAGATAATGATTTAACAGGAACTTTTTTTAATACTTACAATACAACAAGGATATTAATCAAAACTATTGAATCAATTTTAAAAAATCAAAAGTTGAAATATTTAGGATTATTAGTTTATTTATACATTAAACAGAATAAGGATTTATGTATGAGTTATGTTGAAATGTCTAATAACTTACATATATCAGATAGAGAGATTAGAAATATTATACGAACTCTGGAAGAGTTTGGTTTTTTATTTACGATTCATGCTAAGTATGACGTATCAGGGAAAAATAAGAAAGCTAATATTTATACTGCAATTGAAAATTGATTTTCTAAAAGGTTATAAATATGCCTATTCTTTGTAAGATATATACATGCGTGCGCGTGCGTTATTATAAGGAAGAGACTAAATTTAACCCTTAGACTTACTTCTTGCTAGGATAGGCATATTTATAACCTTTTAGAAATGTAATTTGTACATTGTAGAATACAAAATAATGAATAAAAAATGGAGGAATACCTTATGTCTGTAAGGCTAGAGTTAAAGAATACTGATGTTTTTGATATAACTATCAAACCTTATGCTAAAAGATTTTATTCAGATGAATCCAGTTATGGTATCTATATGTGCTATAACATGGGTAAAGACTATGATATAAAATCAAGAAAAAATACTGATATTTTTGATGAAGTTAAATATAAGCTAGAAAAAATCACAGTTGTAGGAACTATGCCAGAATTAGTGATAGGTAAAGAGTATAAAATTACTGCTACTAAAGGCTATCATAAAACTTATGGTGACAACTATACGCTTGTTGCTTTGCACACTGTTGAGATTACCAAAGATGATGAATGGTCATTGTTAGAAGAACTTGTATCACCTTCAATGTTTAAAAAGATAACTGATGTATATCCAAAACCCATTTCGTCTTTGTTAGATGGAACTTTTGTTAAAAGTAAAATTAAGGGTATGCAACAAAAGCAATATGATAATCTAATTATTAAGGCTAAAGAGTTTATTAATTATGCTAAGGCGTTAACAGGATTAAGTAAGTTTGGAATATCATTCAGTATTATTAAAAAGCTTGTAAAACAATATAAATCTCCAGAGGTAGCCATTAAAACTGTTATGAATGACCCTTATGTGTTATATAGAGATATTAAAGGCATAGGATTTAAAACTGCTGATGAAATAGCCACAAGTATAGGACTTGAACCAAATTGTAGTCAAAGAAAATTTGCAGGAATAATCTATGCGTTAGAATTGTCACAAAACTTAGGTAATACATGGGCAGATAAGTATGAAATTAAAGAAACTGCTGAAAGAGTATTAGATACTTACATTCCTGATTTTGATGATATTATACAAAATGAGATTTTTTATGTTAAGGATAATATGTTATCCATGATTCATATTTACAATTGTGAGGTTGATATTGCATTAGAATTACAGCGTTTATCCTCTGTTGTATCATTACCTCCTTACAGAAATGATGCTATTCAAAAAGAAATCCAACACCTTGAAACCCTGTTAAATATTCAGTATACAGATGAACAGAAGGAGTTGTTTTATAGAGTTAATAGCAATAATGTAGTCATACTAACTGGGTATGCTGGAACTGGTAAGACAACATTGTTGAATGGTTGTTTGAAAATGCTAGAGAATGTTACACAAAATATACTACTTGTTTCACCTACTGCTAAAGCTTCAAAAGTTTTGGCTAAATCTACTGGTAGAAACGCTATGACAATTCACAGAGCCTTAATTACTACTCCAATGGGATTTTTTTATAAAAAAGATAATCAAAAAGAAATGGATATAATTGTGATTGACGAAGCATCCATGATAGATATATTCCTGTTTAGACACTTATTATTTGCTATTCCTGATGGATGTAAGGTGGTCATTGTTGGTGACCCTGCACAGTTAGAATCAATCAGTGTTGGAAATATATTACAAGACTTAATAACAAGTGAAATGTTGCCTGTTGTTAAACTTGAAACTGTATTTAGACAAGCGTTAGATTCTGGCATATTGTCAGTTGCTACACAAGTGAGAAGTGGTGAGAAATTTTATTCATCCAAAGATGAAACTTTAGAAATTGGAGTGAATAAAGACTTTAAAGCATGGTTTAGCACAAAGGAAGATTGTTGTGATAAAATTTTAAAGCTTTATAAAAAATGCATAGAGAATACAAGCTTAGAAGATATTCTGGTGATTAGTCCTATGAAAAAGGGATATTCTGGTGTTCAATATTTAAATAACTGTTTACAACAAATAGCCAATCCTCCTGATGATTGTAAACCAGAATTTGAAACTAAGCGGTGTAAGTTTAGATTGGGTGATAAGGTAAGGCACACTAAAAACGATTATAGGGCGATTTGGTATGATGATATGCTAGAACCCATTGAAGATAAATTAGGAGTTTTTAACGGTGATTTTGGAGTAATTAAGCATATATACAATGACACCCAAACTATGTATGTTGATTATGGTGATAAAATTATTAAATATTCTACAAAAAAATTAGCCTATGTTGATTTAGCGTATGCGATAACTTGTCACAGTTCACAAGGCTCACAAGCCAATGTTGTGATAGGTTGCATGGATATGAGCCATTACATGAATCTTAAACGAAATTTGCTATACACGATGATTACCAGAGCGTCCGAGACAATATATATGGTGATTCAACAGAAAGCGTGTAATATGGCATTGGCGAATAATAGTGTTGCTGTCAAAAAAACATTCTTATCAGGCATAATGAAAGTTTTGTTGAAGAAATAGTTCAGACATACCCTAATTTGCTCCAAAATTGTACTTATTTCGTGTTTAAACGATAAAAAGGTCTAATCATATTACCTAACATAAAAAACGCTCAAAACTAAAATTTGAGCGTTTTGTTAATGTGGTGATTTTTGCTGTCATATTTCAAGATACTAACAAAGAATATCGGGTTAGTGTTTTTCTCTATTTACAGGATTGTGATATATGAACTATTACAAAAAAGGAGTGAAATATTACTATGTTTGTGAACATTGAATCCTTACATATGAATGTTGTGTAGGGTTATTTATAATGCTAACTATTACTTTTACATTGAAACAATTCGTTCTTTCCTTATTTCTTTAATACTTCTAATTTCAGGAGGTTGTCCAGACATACAGTAGTAAGGGTTTCAAATTTTAAATATTACGTTTACATTGAATAATATTACTTTTACATTGAGGAACTATTCCGTTTACATTGAGTTATTATTACTTTTACATTGAAACTATTACTTTTACATTGACAAGGTAATATCTAATACATAAAATAAGATTTATCATGACAAATTACAAAGGAGATTTAACGTGAATAAAGATTTGTTAGTGAGAAAAGCAAATTCACTTGTAACAGCCAAATATTCATTGACAGAATTTGAACAAAAAATTATTTTAACCTTGGCATCATTAGTTAAAGCCGAGGATGATGATTTTAAAATTTATTATTTTACAATAAGTGAAATAGCAAACTTATTACAAATTAGTAATTCCAATTATAAAATGATAATTGATATTGTTATGAAGCTACATGCTAAATCATTTATAATTACAGATGATATACAAATGAAACCATACCATTGGTTAAAAGAAGCACCATATAATTTCAAAACAAAAAGATTTGAATTACAATTAAGGTCTAGTACTAAACCATTTTTTTTAGGATTGAAAGAAATGTATACACAATATAATCTAAAAAATATTTTATCTCTTAAATCAAAATATGCTATTAGAATATATGAAATTTTAAAGGCTAATGAATTTAAAACAAAAGCAGATGTTATTTACACTGTAGATTATCTACAAGATATTTTAGAAAAAAAATATGATTTGTATAGCAATTTTAAACAAAAAGTTATTTTAATTTCACAAAAAGAACTTGCAAAAAAGACAGATATTTCTTTTGAGTTTGAAGAAATAAAAACTGGTAGGAAAGTTACTGCAATCAAATTTATTATCAAAAAAAATATAATTAAATCAAGCGAAAAACCAATCGAGGAAAAACCAAAACAATATAAAAAATCCAATACATCTACACCAATGTATAAACAATATAATCAAAGAAGTTATGATAAAAGTTATTTTGATAGTTTATATAAAATTTTGTAGAAATACATACATTTTTGTAAATTATATGTTGACAATATTAAAATACTGTGTTAACATAAGATTAGCTTACAGACTAATCTCATTGCAAAACTTACTACATGCTAGGGTGAACCTGCACACCCTAGCAAAAACTAAATAATTAAAGAGGACAACATATGGCATTTCCAGTAAAATATTTTAAAGGTAAAATCAATAACAAATCTGCATATGAATTTTTAAATGAATTAGACTTTAACTTATGTCAATCTGATAGAATTAAGAACGCTAATAAAGTACTTTATACTCAAAATGGTGAACATGATAATTATGTTGACCAATATTTTGAAACTTACTTTGATGAAAAATTTAAAGTAAATTTAAATCAAAATGATTACATAAGTAGCGACAATAATGTATGTAAAATTTTAGAATCTATGGCTAACTACATACTATTTGCTGATGATGCTGAAAAGGTTAAAAAGACTGAATATAATTATTATACTAGACAACAATTAGAAAATAAGTTTGGTAAAGATTTATCAATTGAAGAATTAATGGAAAAGACTTATGGACAATTAGAAAATGCAAATTCAATAAGTTTTTTATTAAATAATGGCTATAATTATAAAAAACCTATTGAACAAATAATTACTTCGCATGATATTGCTACCATTCAACCTGTTAGAGAATATGAAGATTTAAAATTAATAATTAGTAAAAATCTCAAAATGTTAAGAGCAAATAAATTAAACAAGACAAGTCAAAAAAAGTTAGTTAAATTATTAAAAGAATTAAAATCAGACCAGATTATTAGCAAAGACAAAATTAATGGAACTATATATTTTAAAGCACCATTAAAGGATTCTACAGAAATTGATTATGATAAATGTGACTTTACAAATCCTAAACATATTACAGCATTGTTAGATTGCAATGGTAGTCTGTTGACTGATTTAGGATGTTTAAAATATGACTTAAAAAATATTTTAAAACAAACTCCATTAAAAATTAATGATGATAAAATATTGAATTTGCTATTTCAAGGATATACTTACAATGAAATTGCAAAAAATTTATTATGTCAATATTCTAATATTCAAAATAAAATAATGAGAATTTCAAAAAATATTTGCAAAAAATATCAAGACTTATATGATGATTGGTACTATACTTATATTTGCAAGGGTGTTTATAAAAAATGTTCAAAATGTGGAGAAATTAAACTTAAAAACAATCGTATGTTTATGTTTACAAATACAATTAAGATATACAGTAGTTGGTGTAGAAAGTGCTTCAATGAATTTCATTAGAAAAATGAAAATTATGTATAGTTTAAAATCTTATATGTAAGGAACTTGCAAATAATTTACTTAGGAGTGATTGAATGTACAATGGTATAAAAGAAATCACTTTAAACGATGAAAATCTGGCATTATTTTATCAAGGCAATTATCAAATTGAGTTATTAGAAAATCAGTATCTATTAATTTTCAACCCAGAAGGTGATGTAATAGATAAACTTAGATGGAATGGAACTAAATTTGATAAAGTCAAACCTAAAAAAATATCTTCTGGCTTTGATGCAGATATTAAGCCATTAAATATTTATCAAGAATGTTGGTTTGATTTATTGGATAATGATGCAATATCATGTAAAACTGTTTTTGGTAAATTTGGTAGTGGTAAAACTTATATCGCATTATGTTGGGCGTTAGGAGCGATAAATAAAAATCATTATAGAAAATTAGTTTATATTAGAAATAATGTAGAAGTTAAGGACAGTAACCCTATTGGTTATTTACCTAGCGACCAAAATAGTAAGTTAAAACCTTGGGCAATGCCTATTGCAGATATTCTAGGTGGTGAAATGGCGTTAAATCAATTTTTATTACAAGATAAAATTGAATTATGTCATTTAGGTTTTATAAGAGGAAGGACGTTTGACAATTGTATTTTGTTAGTTTCAGAATGTCAGAATTTAACCAAAGAGCATATTGAAGTTTTGATAAGCAGATGTGGTAAAAATACAGTTATTATTTTTGATGGTGATAAACGTCAAGTAGATAAAACTATATTTGAAAAAAATTCTGGTATTGAAGTATTAACAGAAACATTAAAGGGAAATAAGCTGTTTGGTGTGGTTCAACTTTGCAGTACTGTTAGAAGTCAGTTGGCTGGACTTGCAGATTTATTTGAATAAATAAATAAGGATAAGCGGAGGAATTAAAATGGGAGTAATAATTAAGAGAAGTCAAATTGTTGATATTAGTGTAAGTGGTACAGTTATTGAGGTAGATGATAAATGTATTAAGCTAACAGATGATAAAAACAATATTACTGAATTTAAGTTTGATGTATTTGAAGAATTTAATGGAAAAGAAATTAGTATTAAAGTGAAGAATAAGTTGGATTTTTAGATTGTATTTTAGACACAAACAGCAAATATACATATAATTTAAATTATGATTAATGCAATTAATTGTTGACAAAAAATGTGTCTAGTAAATATTAATTTCACAAAGGATAAGCGGATAAAATGGATAAATTAATTGAGTTAGGTATTCAAAAAAGAAATGGTGATATTGATTTAAGTTGGAATGAAATAGGTGATATGTTTAATAAAACTGGTGAACAATGTAGATGCATTGTAAAACAATTTTTATATAAACAAGGTCAAATTGATGGTGAATATAAAAAAGATATTACTAAAATTCTATTTATATCAGACCAACATTATCCATTTAACATAACACATGAAGTTTTGAGTGATTATGTTGGTAAGATAGATATATTGATTTTTGGTGGAGATGAAACAGATGCACAAAGTTTAAGCAAATTTAGAAAAAAATATAGAATACCTTTCATTGATGAAATGATTGGTGCTAGAAAAATGATAATTGATACAATTGAATATATTAAACCTAAAGAAGTATATTTTATTAAAGGCAATCATAATGTTAGGCTTATAAATTATTTAAGCGATAAAATATCAGATGATTTATTACAATTAATGCCAGAAACAAACTTAGATTTAATTGTTAATAATGGTTTTTTTAAATATGACCATCAAAATAAATCAAAGATATATTATGATTCCTTAATAGAGATATACAAGAATAAGCGAATTAAAATTGTTTATAATAGTGATTGGTGGCTTCAAATTGGTGATGTTATATTTAGCCATCCAAAGGCTTATAAAACTAACATATTACAAACTACAGAAAAAGCATTTACTTATTTTAATCAATTAGGATTGCGTTTTCAATGTTTGGTTACAGCACATACACACGCTTCTGCGTTAACTAGGTATGGAGAATGTATATTCTATGAGAGCGGATGTTTGTGTGAGTCTCCAGAATATAATCATGATGGTAGTTTGAGTAAACCTCAATCACAAGGTTTCGTTTATTTAATTTTAGATAATAATAAGTTTGATTATAATAAAAGTAAATTAGTATTAATTCAAAATACTAAAGTTTAGGAGTGATATGCATGGAAAAAAATTACCCTGAATTTAGACGTACTGATAAATTTATTAATGGTAAATTATGTGAAACATTTTTTATTAATAATAAAGAGGTTGATGCTAATACTTATTATACATTACTAGAGGATAGGATAGTACAAAGTCCTGTTGAAAATTTTGCAATTCATGAAACAATAAATTCAAATAAAAATTCAACATTAAAGACTGATGTTGAAAGTCAAAATAACTTTCAGTTTGGTGAACAAGTGGAACAAAAACATATAGATTATATCGTTAATATTATTAATCATGTTAGAGAAATGGATATGCCAGATGCTATTGAGTTATTGCTAGAGGAAATGTCACTTCAATATAAACTTGGTAATTATCATGGACAAATTGAATTAACCAAATCTTATGCATCAAGTATGAAAAAAAATATCAGAGTTCTTAATGATTCTCTGGAAGATATGCTAGATGAATATGGATATAGTGAATAGCCAATTAGTTATTAAAGGTGGTGTATAAATTGGCTAGTAAATTAGATAGAATAGATGAATTAAAAAAAACATGTCATAAATGCAATAAAAAAACTCCCATATCTATGTTTTATTCAAATAAGGATTGGAAACATGAATTTTATCATGATGCATGGTGTAAAGAATGTGTTAGAAAATTCTGTACAAGTGCTGATAGAGTTAAAGATTATTGTAAATATAATCGTAGAGAATATAGACATGATTTATGGGAATGGTGTTATCCTAAAGCAGAAGAAGAATTGAATAGAAGTAGTGAATATAGAGACAATAGGGATTTAAATGAAAAAGTTAAAATTTTAACAGGGAAACAATTTAATTGGTTTTTTAGGATGATGAATCGTGTCCAATGGTATAAATTTATTGATGAATTTGGAGAAGTTAAGGAAAGAGAAGACATTGGAATGGTTGGTAAAATACCAGAAGACGATGATTTACCTTTTAATGAAATGTCTTTGGAGTTAGAATATGGTGAAAAAAAATATAGTCCAATATGGCATGGGTTTTATACTGTTGGTGAATTAAATTATTTAGAAACGTATTTTGCAGGCTTAGAGCGTGATTTTAAGCTTGAAAATTCTGCCTATATAGATTATGCTAAAAAAGTTTGTAAAGCCAGTCTAGCGATGGACAAAGCGTTTTCTGATATGTGTGAAGGTCACACTGGAGCAGAAAAACGATATAAGGATTTTAAGGATATTTTCGACCAATTATCTCAATCTGCTAAATTTGCAGAAAAGACTAGAACTGAAAATGATTCAATTGGTTTAGGAAGTTTTGGAGAACTTACGAAAAAACTAGAAACTACTGGATTTTTACAGAAAAAAATTACATTTAAAAAAGATGAAATTGATGCAATTATAAATGATTTTAGGTGGATTATTGCTAGTATTGGAGAGGATATATAATGGCTTATATGAACTTCTCCAAAAAGAAATTTGCAAAACAATCAGGACAATATTTAGACCCTAGCAATCCGCTTAGTAATAAAGTAGCAAGGCAACAAGCAATACCTAATACAGAAGAATGGGAAAAACAAATTTGGTATTATAGGTCACATTTAGATGTTTTTATTCAAGAATATTTATCTACTCCTAATAAGCCTATTAGTTTATTTCCATTTCAAGAGGTTATTGTTAGAGCCTGTGGTAATTGCAATATGATTGATGATGTTGAAGCAAGGTCACTGGGTAAAACTTTTAAAATGGCTTTAGTTTTAATATCATTGGCTATATTATATCCATATAATCAAATATTAATAGTTTCTAAGACTGTTAGACAGGCTTTATTAACTATTAAATACATACAAGCGTTAGCATCTGACAATCCTAATATAAGCAGAGAAATCAATTTCCCAATTAGGATTCAAAAAGATATAGGTGTAGTAAATTTCAAATCAGGTTCAACAATTGAAGCGTTGGCAATGAATGTTGATGGTTCTAATATTCGAGGACTTCGTAAAAAGGTAATTTACATAGATGAATCAGCGTGGGTTAAGAGTGAAGTTATTACATCTGTACTATTTCCAATATTACAATATAAACGTGATATATTTTGGAAGTTTAAAGGTGATGGAGTTGAGTTTGAAGATGTTGAATCTAAACTCATTCAAACAACTTCTGCCTATTTAAAATCATGTGATTTTTTTGCTAGATTTAAAGAAACACTAAAGGATATTAAACAAGGAGATACTTCAAAGTTTGCTTGTTCATTAAATTACAAAACTGGAATTAGATATGGAATAATTGATGAACAATTTGTTGAAGCACAAAAGAAACAAATGCCAATTACTTCATGGGAAATGGAATGGAACAGTCGTTTCATTGGAGCTACAGAAGGTAGTTTTTTCCCATATGAACTTACTGAACCATGCCGTAAGTTAGAGCCTGTTGAATTAATTCAAGCAAAGGGTAGTAAGTCAAGATATATATTAAGTTGTGATATTGCAACATCAGGTTCAACCTATGCAGATAATACATGTATGTGCATTATTAAAATGTCTGAAAAGTCTGATGGTACATTTCTAAAATATCTTGTTAATATTCGCTCATTTCATGGACAACAATTAGAAATTCTCGCAACAGAAATTAGAAAAATGTGTGTGAGGTTTCCTAATATAGAAAAAGTTCTTATTGACGTTAACTCTTTAGGAGAAGGTATTATTTCACTTTTAAATGCACCATTTGTTGATGAAAATAATAAGGAATATCCTCCTTTTATTTTAGATACATTTGAGAAAACGGCAGGAAGTGGATTGCCTATCATTCGTGGAGTCAGGGCAGATAATAAGTTTAATGGTAGGATGGCTACTGCTACACGAATGTTTTTAGAGAATCAGAGTTTAATGTTACCTGTTTCTAGTGCTACCATAAGGCGTGAATCAGAGTTAAATCAAGAAGAAAAAAGTGAAACTGCTAAGAATAAATCTCAATTTTTATTAGAAGAAACTGCAATATATATTGAAACTGATGCCTTACAACATGAAATGGGTAATATCATTCCTAAAATTACAGCATCAGGGAATATTCAATATGACACACAAAGTAATTATTTACATAAAGACAGATACACAGCATTAGCAATGGCAATGGAATATATTCTTACACAAGAAGAAAAAAATAAGGATAATAAAAGAAACCAAGGTGATTTTTGCATTGGCACTGCTTATAATTGGTAGCAATATGATGTATGGAAATGAGGTGTTAAAGATTGAGCAATAAAGAAAAAGATACATCTGATATATTGGTTGGAGCAGATTTAAATACTAATATACTTAATCAGGTATTTTCATATGAAAGTAAAGATTATACGTTTACAGGCGAACTAAAAAATTATAACTATGAAGCAATATTAAAAGATAAACAAACAAATATTATTAAACTTTATGAACTATCTAATTATTTTGTTGATGCTGATAGTATTTTTAGTGGAATTATTAAGCGTGTTTTAGTACCATTTTCACTTTCATGTGGATATAAATTAAAAGGCATTTCAGAAAAGGCTAAACAAAAATATTTTGATTATTATGAAGCTATAAATTTTTTAGATATTGCTAGAAGCATTTTTTATGAAATGTATTTGTTTGCAAATTGTTTTATATATTTTATGCCAGATGGAAGTATATTAACGCTACCACCACATCGTTGTAGAATTTCAACAGTAATGGTTAATGGTGAACCTGTTATTGATTTTAATGTAGCAGAACTTAATCGTAGACAGGTATTAAATGTAAAAGAAGATTTCCTTGATAGTTTATTGGAAAAATATAAAGGTTATCCTCCTGAAATAACTCAGGCACTTCAAGGCGGAAATGCATCAGCATGGATACAATTAAATCCTGTTAATACATTTGTTCTACAAGAGCCTAAGCCAATGTGGCAGAAATACGCTATTCCAATGGTGACTTCATGCCTTAAACCTTTAGCAAAAAAAGAATTAATATCATTTTATGAAGATAATCAAATGAATATTGGTGCAAAAGGTTTTTTACATGCTAAGTTAGGTCATGATGAATTGTTACCTAAGCCAAATCAGGCACAATTAAATGCTACGGCAAAGATATTTCAAGATGCATTAAATAAATTCCCTTTAGCAGTAACATCACATTTTGTTGATGCAAAATTTATTGCTGTTGAAAACCAAAATTTATTTGATAAATCTAAATATACAGAAGTAAATAGTCAAATTTTATCAAGTGGTGGAATAAGTCCTGTTATTGTGACAGGCGAAAGTGATGGTAGTTCATTTGCACAAGCTAATATATCTGTTAGAACAGCATCAGAACGCATTAAGCAAAATCAAAATAACTTTTGTGAAATGATGAAGAAATATAATAGAAGATTGGCTGAAATATGGAGAGTTGGAAGTAATAAAATACCAACTTTTGTTTTTAATGAAGTTGATTTAATTGGTGACGATAAAATCAAAGAAGAAGCATTTCAATTATGGCAACAGGGATGTATTAGTAGTACAACTTTATTAGAAGAACATGGTTTGGATGTTGAACAAGAGTATGAAAGACGATTAGATGAATCTAGTCGTGATTTTGCTACTGTGTTTGCACCACCAACTAATACACATACATCATCTGGTAACACTCCACCGCCTACAGACAACAAAGGAGGTAGACCGCCAAATCCTAATGCGACTACAGATAAGAATAAAAGTGCAACTGGTAAAAATCCCAAACCTTCTAATCAATAAGGTAGGTGATATTAATGAGTATTGAAAAAATACAAGCCAACATTATTGAGTTAAATGATTCTAATGACATATACATGACTATGAATGTCCTTTTGATAACTAGTAATACTAATCTAAATGGTGCTAAATTTCTTCCTGATTTTATTCATGAAATAGTTGAAAATAAAGAGTTTTATATTGGCATACCTTTAGTTTGTGAAAGAGACAAACTAGAAAATGGAAAATATAAAAATCTAGGTCACGCTTTAAAACGTGATGGTAGCTTTGCTACTCAACAAGTTGGAAGTTTTGTTGATTTTTATGAATTAGAGACAGAAGAAAATGAAATAGAATTATATGGTGTTGTTAAAGTTTTCAAAAGGTATCAAAAAGTATGTAGTGCAATATTAGAATTATTTCAAGAAAAATCATTGTTTTTTAGTGTTGAAGTGGTTGTTGGTGAGTATGACAGTTTTACAGAAAAAGAAAGAACTATAAATGCACATCAAGATAATAGACTATTTGGTGATTGCATAGTAACAACTCCTGCTGAAAAAAAATCTACAGCTAGATTATTAATAGCAGAAGCATTAAATATTGATATAGGTGGTGACAAAGTGAACATTAAACCAATTGAAGAATTTTTTGAAAAAACTTTATTTCATTTTGAAAATTCTGAACTTGATATTACTCAGGTGAGAATGAAAGTTTATAACAAAATTTGCGAAACTTATGGTGAGGAAGTTTGCTGTATGTGTTGCACTGATTTTGGTGTTAATTACATGGTACTACAAGATTATACAAGTGGAGATTATTTCAGGATTGATTACACAGTTGGCGAATCAGATGTAACTATAAGTGAATTATATAAAGTTACTAAAAATTATATGCCTGTAACTCCACCAGAAGTTGTAGAGCCAGACCCAGAAAGTAATTCATCAGATTCAATGGAATCTCCATTTTCAGAAGACATGAGTGTTAATGAGGTAAGTGTAGACGAATCAACTAATGCAGTTGAAGAATCAGAATGTGATTGTGGTTCTGATGAATGTGCAGTTTGTAAAACAAAGATGAAGGCAGATGTTGAAGAAAGTAAGAAAAAAGCAACATGTAGTGTAGAAGAATCAGAGGTTAATGAAGTGCAGAGTTCTGATGAAACTATTATCACTGAACTAAATAACATCATTGCTGAAAAAGAAACATTAATTAATGAGTTAACTGAAAAGGTTAACACACTTTCAGAAACTGTTGTTTTAAAAGATTCAGAATTAGCAGAATTAGCAGAACTCAAAGCAGAAATGGATAAAATTAATTTAGAAAAAGCAGAAAATGAAAAAATTGAAAAACAAAATAATTTAAGAGATAAATATTCTAAATTATTGAGTGATGCAATTTTGGATTCAACAGAAATCGCAGAAGCTATTTGTAATCTTGATGAATTAACTCTTCAAGCGAAAGTAGTTGAATATGCTTTAGAAAAAGCAGAAACAAAAAAGGTTGAACCTAAAGATTCTATGATAACAGCATCAAGAGTGCTAGACACAATGGATTTACATGGTTCAGACGTAATTAGTAAATACATAACAATGTATAAATAAATATTTAATAATAAGGAGGACAAATAAATGGCTGGTTATGTAGCAAAAGGAAATAACGAATATATTGGAAATTTAGTTCTTAAAACTGGTGAAACTGCGATTCATAATGGAATGTTTGTTCAAGTGGTTAGTTGGTCAGCAGGTACTTGTGCAACACCTAATGTTAATTCGCAAATTCCATATTTCGTAGAAAACGTAATTGATACTGTTGACGAACAAATGATTAATGATTTGGACTTTACTGTATCAGCAGGAAAATATTTAAGAATTAAAAGACTATTACAGGGTGAAATTTTCGTAACTGATAAAGTTGTTGGAACACCTGCGGTTGGTGATATTGTTGACGTTGGAACTACTGGTAAGATTACTGCAACTTCAAGTTCACCTAATCAGAAATATCAAATTATCGAAAAGCCTACTAAATGGGGCGAAACTGTTTATAAATGCATCGTATTAGACTAATAAAATAATATAATATAAGGAGGACAATAAAATGGCATTAAGAACTGATAAGGCTGTAGAAGTATTTTCTGCTTTACACCTAAATCAAATTAAAGAGAGTGAAATTGAAGTTTTAGAAGCAAGAAGTGCAATTAAAGAGTTGGCTAAAAATCCATCTCCTAATAATAGATATGAGATTTCACAGTTACTTGCATTTGTAGTTAATAACATAATCAATACAAACACTAATTATATTGATTTATTTGCTGATACAAAAAGAGTTGGTATTGGGGAAAAGGCTTTATTTAAAGTAAAAAAAGCAGGTATTGAAGCTTTTGTACAGGCTAAAAATGGAACAACTCAAAGAAGCAGAATCATGAACGCTTATCAAACTGTTGATACAGTAGAGGTATCTGCAAGACCATATGTTAACTTATATGAACTTGCAAGTGGCAAAGTTAATTTTGATGAATGTATTACTGATGCATCAAATGAAATGGAAAGAAAAATTGTTGCATTGATTGAAGCTACTTTATATGCTTCATTTAGTGGATATTCAAGTCCTAATTATGCAAGTGGTTCTGGTATTGTTACAGCTACTTTAGACCCTATGATTAGGTCAATGCAGAGATATGGTAATGTTGCTTTATTGGGTGATATTAACATAGTTTCCAAACTTGCAGAAGCTACTGGTTTCACAACTTATACTTCTACAAAAATGTTCTCTAACAGCATTATGGATGAATTTAATAAAAATGGATATATTGGTGCTTACAAAGGTGCTAGTGTATCGAAATTAGATAATCCATTCCTAAGAGGAAGCAATACAACTCCTGTTTTGAGACAAGATTTGTTATACATTGTTCCACAGGGCGCAGAATCACCATTAAAAGTTGTTATGGAAGGTGATGTAGAATCTATGGATGCTACAAACATCAACGATAACACAATGGAAGTTAATCTACGCAAATACTTTGGTACTGCTGTTATCTTTGGTGATAATGCTTACCTTGGTGTTTATGAAGATACTGCACTTTAATATAAATAAAATTGGGGATAGATTACTATCCCCTTTTACTTTTCAACGGAGGTTATAAGGATGGCAAAAGTAAAACTTTTTAATAAAAATAAATTTGATATTGGTATTAAATTAATAAATCCTATTCGTGAACAAAATATTAAATCTGGTTCATTTACAATCGTAGAAGAAGATGATGTGTATTATTTAGATACTACTTGTTCATTACTTAAAAGAGGTATGCTTGTTATTGATAATGCAGATGTAAATATCAATTTAGGATTTATTGAAAAAAATCCCAATATTGTAGACGAAGAACAAATATTTGCTATTTTAAGAGGTAATTTTTTAAAGATGAAAAAAGAACTTGGAGAAATTACTGAACCACATACTATAAGTTTTATTTATTTTGTTGCAACAAGTATTGCTAACGAATTAAGTGGAGCTAAATTAAAATTTTTAAGTGAATTTTGTGGTAGAGAAATTTTAATAAATGATATTAAATAAAATATAAAGGTGTGATTTAAATGTCAACATCTCTTTTAGACTTAAAAGAACAATTGGTGAAAAATGTACGCAATCAAAGAACACCTATTGTGTTTACTGATGATGATTATTTAAATTTTTGTATCTCTGGATGCCAACGATTATTTAGTGATACTGGCAGAGCTGTGTCTTGGGATAGTGAGTATGTTGACGGTGCTACTCCTACAGTCAATACTACTTTAGATATATTGCAGACAAATTATGTTATTACTGCGTCTGAAATTGAGTTTTTTCAATGTGTTAGGAATTATTGGAATACATTAGTTAGTTATACTACCAACGCTTTAAGTGTTGCGTATGCGTATAAGCCATTCGAATTTTTAACTCAAATAATTCAAGATAGAGAAAATCAATTAACAGATTTATTCCATAAAATGACTGAGTATTCGAATATGACAGAAATAAACTCAATTACAAAAACTGGTTTATCATTTGATTATAGTGGATAGGTGGTGTAATTTTGCGTATAGAAATTAAATATAAAAACAAAGACCTTGAAATAATAGGTGTAGAAGAATTTACTATCAGTGAATATTGCCATCTACTTAGTCAAAAGACTTTAAGTTTATTATATCAAATCGAAGATTTAGCCAATAATAAATTAGAATATAATGATGTCAAAAAATATATATTTAATTTAGCTGGCAGTATAGAGAGATTGCCAGATAATATCAGAACAGACGAAAACAATTGTACTAAAGTCAAAAAACCTGATTTAAAGTTTTTTGACTTTTTAAAAAGGAGGGAATAACAATGGACTTTTATGTACCCTCTTATTTAGAACAAGATTTCGATGATATATTATTATCTCTAGGAGAAGATTGTACAATTAATTTTACTTCTGCTACACCTATATTGTGTAAAGCATTAATAGAAGATTTAGATTTTAAATCTAATATGAAAGGTTTAAGTGATACATCAAAGCTATTTACATGTTCTAAGTCTATAGACTTGAAAAAAGGTGACTATGTTACTGATACTCAAAATCATATATATTTAGTTAATTGGTTTCCTTTTAGAGCTATTAATTGTAATAAAACTCAAATTCAATTATGTACAGTTAGTTTAGATTTTCAACGATGGACATATGCTGAATTAGACGCTGATGGTATAGCTTCAACTCCTGCTAGTTTTATTGATATTTCATTAAATACTTATGGGTTTGTTAGTAGAGTAAATGCAAGGGCTTGGATGCAAAATGAAGGTACTATTGGTATTGAAGCAAGTCAAACTATCCTAGTTGGAGTCCAATATAACGATGATACTAAAAATTTAATGGTTACAGATGAATTTAATTATTATGGTTCACAATATATGATTTATGATATAGATTATTCTCAATTAAATTGTACTAATGTAGATGGAGTACTTATGTTATATTGTAAAATTATAGATGGTGATAAACATGATTGAATTTGATACTCAAAAGTTAATAAGTGACCTTAAAAAATATTTAGAAATAGAGTTAGATAAATTATCAAATAAGTTTGTTGCTTATATGATATATGAAATTTCAACCATACCATCCAGTGGAACTATTGATTCTGTTGGTAAACCAGAATGGAGAAGAGATATTATTGAAGCATTAAACTTTAAAGCAGTTAGTAAAGGTTTGGATTTAATGCGTAAAATCGGTGTTTTAGACCAATCTGATGATACAATTTATAAAGCTATGATAATTGAATTTGGTATGGGTACAGAAGCAGATACTTTCAATAATCCTTGGATTTCTGATTATTTATCATCTCAATATTATCATGCTGAGGATAGAGATGGTATGAAGGTATATGGTAGAGAAGGTAAAAATGTTTATAATATTGATTATGGATGGTGGGAAGAAAGTCAAGCAGAGCATACAGAAGAAATTACTGCGTTTAGACAAAAAGGACACCCATTTTTTACTAAAATTTTCTACAACTCTGAACAATTAATAGAAAAAGATTTTAATGATGCTATTACATTAGCAGTAAATAAAATTAATTTTTCTAAATATATAAAGGTTGTTAAAAAAAAGTAAGTTGGTGATATTATGAGCCTAGCTTTAGACATAGCTTCAATTTATAAAGTATTAGTAAATGATGATGCTTTAAAGTCATTAATGGATATTCCAATTACAGAGAAAAACAACTTTGGTGTCTTATTAGACAAATATTTTCTACAAACATTTATAAGTGATAAATTCACAAATGATGGATGCTGTAGAATATTAATGAGAAATGCAATGCAAAGTGATACAGAAAATGACTTTGTGAAATGGACTCCCATCATTATTGAAGTATATGTTCCAAAAAATAAAGATGTTCAATCAGGTTTTCAATCAAAATGTTTTCAAATAACTGATAGAATACAACAACTTTTACATAAAAAATATGTTAATTCAAACAAATTATATTTTATAAGTTGTTATGAACTCATTTCTAATTCTACAAATTATAGAAGAATAGCACAAAGGTTTGAATTTAAAAAAATCTATAAGTAGTTCAATTCTATCATTTACTAGTCTTATTTAGACTTAAATAAATAAAAAAATATTAAAGGAGGAACTATAAATGGCTTTTACAGGAAAAGGCTTTATCGTTGATGCTCCAAAAGCATTAATTAGAACAGCAAGTAGAAACTTGCATGTTGCGACTGCTAGTCAGGGTTCAATAACTTTGGGTGGAGATTCCTTAGAAATCAATGGTGGTTGGAGTTTTTATAATCTAGCAAGAATTGATACAAAGAAATCTATTGCAATTGCTATGACTGATGCACAATGGGATTTTGACCAACTTATAATTACATCAGGTGGAGCTAAAACAATTTCAGCATCAGAATATTATTATTTTGGTACTCCTTATACAGTAGGTGCAGTTACTAATACAATTACTCTACCTCATTTAGCTGTTGCAGGAAGTATTGAAATTAATGGTTTAGATTTAGGAACTGCTACACCTAGTGCTTCTGAATTTTTTGCTCAAACAGTTGGTGGTGTTACTGAATTAAGTTTTAACGTAGCATTAGCAGGAACAAAAGTATATCCTGCATATAAGGTTGCTACTACTCCTACAACTGAAATTTTAACTGTTCAAACAAACGATTTTGCAGAAGCTTGTTCTTGCACAATTCAATTCCCAATTTATAGTGATGCAGACGCTACCAATTCTACAATTGAAGCATATGCACAGCTTACTTGCTACAAAATGAAAGTAATGCCTACCTATGAAATTGGTGGAAGTTACAAGAGTGCTTCGACATTTAAACTAGACTTACAAGGTCTTGACCCTAGAAGGTCAGATGGTAACATGTGGGAGTTTATTGTTGTTCCTGCATAAATTGAAATTATATTGACAATATTAATATATAGATGTATTATAATAATAGGGATATAGATAATATATCCCTATTATTTTTTTTAGCCAAAAAAGGGGTATCAATGAAATCTATAGCATATTTTAATACAATTGACTATGATTTTGCGTTAAAACAACGTCCACATCATTTAATGGATATATTTAGTCAACGTGGCTATCATGTATATTGGATAAATAAATCATTTAATATTCATTGTAATAGAGAAAGACTAAATGACAATTTTACTCTTTATCATAATTGGGATTTATTTAAAAAAAGAGTTCCTAAAATTGATATAGCATTTACTTCATGGTCACATAAACATAAAGAATTAAACGAACTTAATTACAAAATTCACATCTATGATTCATTAGATAATTTTGAAGAAAATGCATCTGATGAACATCTAATGGTGGAAAAAGCGGATATTCTACTTACAACCTCACAACCTTTATATGATTTAAGAAAAAACCAACATCCTAATATACATATGTGTAGAAATGCATGTTTCCCAGAGTTGGGTAATCAGGCTTATCAAGTTCCCCAAGAATTCATAGGCTTAAAACGTCCAATTTTATTGTTTTCTGGGGCTTTGTCAGGCAGTTGGTGTGATATTGAATTAGTTGAGAAACTAGCCTCAAAATTCACTTTAGCCGTTGTAGGAATAGGATGGGGGTTATCCAAAGCACCAAAAGACATTGTATATATTGGCAAAAAATCTTATAAAGATTTACAGGCATACTATCATCACTGTGACGTTAATATCCTTCCTTTTAAGCGTTGCCAAGTAGCGGATTATAGTAATCCAATAAAAAACTACGAAGCTATGTCACACGGCAAAATAACCGTTGCAACAGATATACCAGAAGCTACGATATACCCTGATGCTGTTTATGCAAGTAGAAATCATATTGAATTTATTAATAATGTTTATAGGGCATTAAGATGTAAAGATGATATAGAAATTATTAATAAATGTAAAAACATAGCAAGTCAGAATAGTTGGTATAGTCGTGTTGATGTGATTGAACAAGCAATTGATAAGTTTGCAGTAAAAAATAATATCAAAATTTGAGGTAGATTATGATTAAGGACTATAAGGATATAAGAGTATTATTTTTATCACAAACCCCTTTGATTAAATATGGTTTAAAATCTGGTTTTGATAATCTTGGTTGTAAAACTTCATTTTTAGATAATGAGTGTTGTGCAATATGGGATAAACCTTTGGAACAACATATTAAGTTAATTATGGATAGAGTTGAAACCTTTAAACCAACTGTAATATTTACTGAGGGGTATAGCAATTTACCCATTAATTTATTATATACTTTATTTATACATAAAGGAATTCAATTTCATTGTTGGGATATAGAAGCTGATTGCACACCACAAATAGGTGAATATATGAGTGCTAATTGTGATTTTCTATGGACTACAATGGGTGAAAAGTTATCTAGTTTCAAATTAAGAAATATAAAATGTGGTAATTTGCTGTTTGGATGTAATGCTGATTTTCATAAACCTGTTCCAAAAGAACAAGCGTTTACACATGATATTAGCTTAGTCGCTAGAAATTACTCTAATAGATACGATGAAACTAAATGGTTTGTTATGAATTTATTAGAAAAGCAAAAATACGATATGATGATTTATGGCATTTGGTGGATGGATGAAACTAGACCTGTTAATCTAAAAAATTATCCAAATAATTATTGGACAAAAGATGGTTATGCTGAACTTCCTTATGAATGGCTACCAGTTGTTACAAACTCTAGTAAATGTATGCTTGGAATGAATGTGCCTGTTAACAGTAACACTCATTGTTCTATGCGTCCATATGAAACTATTGCTTGTAGTCACGAGAGTTTAATGTTAGCACATTATCAACCTGCACAATATGAAATTTTCGGAGAGCATATGTATCATGCAAAAAATTCAAATGAAGCAGAATTAATGGTTGAAGAAATTTTAAATATGAATGATGAACATCGTAGACAAAAAGCAAAGATTGCAAGAGACTTTGTTGTAAGGAATCATAATTATGATATAAGAGCAAGAGTAATTATAGATGAAATTATTAATCTTGGAATATAATGAGGTGTATAATTGAAAAACATTTTAATTTTAGGTGCAACAATTAGACCAGAAATGTTTATGAATACATATAAAGAATGGTTAAAACATTGTAAACATCCAGAAAGAGTGTCCCTTCATTTAATAATTACACAAATTAATGATGAAGAATTAATTGATTATACAATGTTCAATGATGCCAATGGATATATTATATATGATAATGAGCGCAAAGGTTATAATTATGCAATATCTAAATTAACAACAAGTTTAGAAGCCAATGATTCAGATATATTGATTTTATTATCAGATGATTTTTATCCACCAGATAATGTATTTTGGGATGAATGGGTAGAAAACAAATTTATAGATTGGAATGGAGCAGTATTTTTAGATGATGGTTATCAAAATAAATATTCTAAAGTTGGATGTTTATGTATTACTTTAGCCTGTATGACTTATTATTGTTTAAAAAAATTAAATAAGATTGTATTTCATCCAGAATATACACATTGTTTTTCTGATAATGAAGCCTATCATAACTTAAATGAACTTGGATTATTGAAAGATGATAGAGATACAGATGGAGTAATATTTCAACATAAACATTATGTTTCTGGAAAAAGAAAACAAGATGAATTTGATGAAGCAAATTTTAAAAACTTTAACCAAGATAGAGAAACTTATTCTAGAAGAATGTATTTACCAATAGAAGAAAGGTTAACGATAAATGGACAAAAATATTTTAAAACAATATATTAGTGATGATGCTGTAATTTTAGATGCAGGAGCATTTAATGGAAATGATTCAATAGACTTTTCTAAATTATTTCAAAACTCTACGATATACTCATTTGAACCAGTATCGCATATATATAAATTGTTATCAGAGAGTACATGTGCTATACCAAACATTCATACTTATAATTTAGCATTAGATGATACTATAGGGGAAAAAACAATATATATAAGTGATGGATATTCCAATCAGTCAAGTTCATTATTAAAACCAAAAGAACATTTAACGATGTTTCCAACATGCACATTTGATAGAGAAGAAGTTGTTCAAACAATTACTATTAATAAATTTGTTGAAGATTTTAATATTGATAGAATTGATTTTATGTGGTTAGATTTACAAGGTAATGAACATAAAGTTTTGAAACATGCTGATAAAATTTTGCATACAACTAAAGCTATTTTTGCAGAGTATTCACTTGTTGAGTTTTATGAGGGATTGACATTATATGGTGAATTTAAACAATTTATGTCTGAAATTGGTTTTGTAGAAGTGTTAAATGAAAATATTTACAACTATTTACAATGTGGTAACTCATTATTTATAAGAAAATAAAAGGAGATATAATTATGTTTAATAAGCTATATTCTAAAATACAGTCAGAAGTTTGTTATGGATTAAATTTTTTTGAAGCAAGCAAACTATATAATATTTTAAATGAAATTAAAGAACTAAATGGTGATATTGTTGAGGTTGGTGTATGGAAAGGTGCTTCTGCTAAAATTATTTGTGAACTTAAAAAAAATGATAAGGTTTTACATTTATTTGATACATTCGAAGGTACAGTATTAGAAAAAAGTAATGTTGCATACAGAGAAGATAATTATATAAGTAACATAGATGATGTTAAAAATTACCTAAAAGAGTATTTTAATGTTAAATTTTACAAAGGTGTGTTTCCTACAGAAACATTAAAACATATAAAAAATAAAAAAATTAACTATAGTTTAGTGCATATAGATGTAGATACTGGACATACAACATGGTTGGCAATGGAATATTTTTATAACAAGTTAGTGCATAATGGATATATGTTGATACATGATTATGGTATAATTAATGAAGTTACGATTGCAGTAGATGAATTTGTTACAGACAATAAAATAAAATTAGATGAAGTTTGTGCATCATTGGCTATAATTAAAAAACAATAGCAATTAAAGGAGAATTAATGTCAGGTGTTAAAAATATCTTTAATAATTATAATAATAATAATGTGTTCGTGGAAACAGGTAGTTATTTAGGTAGAGGAATCGAACATGCATTGGAATCAGGCTTTAAAAAAATAATATCAATTGAAATCACTCCAAGATATTATGAACATTGTAAGGCAAAATTTAAACATAACGAAACAGTAGAAATTATATTAGGTGATAGTTCGAAAATACTTTGGGATATAATTAAGGATATAAACCAAAATATATGTTTTTGGTTAGATGCACATTTCAGCGATAATACAACATTATTTGGCGATAAAATGTGTCCTGTGATTGACGAACTTAATATTATTAAACAACATAAAATTAAAACACATACTTTATTAATTGATGATAGAAGAATGTGGAATAATAATAGTGCATTATATCAAAAATATCAAGTACTTGAATCAGATATACTTGAAAAGATTAAAGAAATTAATGAAAATTATTTAATTAGTTATGACGATGGTTATGTACCAGAAGATGTAATTGTTGCTCAAATGGAGCATTGGAATTGGGACTATATAAATACAAATGGGTGATTATATGAAAAAAGCACTTATAACAGGAATAACAGGACAAGATGGTAGTTATTTAACTGAATTATTATTAGATAAAGGTTATGATGTTCATGGATTAATAAGGAAGTCTAGCTCATTTAATACAGATAGAATTGACCACTTATATGAAAATCCTAATATTGGATATAAAACTTTACATTTACATTATGGTGATATGACAGATGCAAATAGTATTAATAGAATATTAAATAAGGTTAAACCTGATGAAATATATAATCTATCTGCTCAAAGTCATGTTATGGTGTCATTTGAATTACCAGAGTTTACTGGTAATACTGTTGCTTTAGGAGCGATTAGATTGTTAGATGCTATCAAAGATACACAGATACAAACAAAATATTACCAAGCGTCTACAAGTGAATTATTTGGTGGGTTAGAAGGAACACAACCACAAAATGAGAACACTCCATTTACTCCTAGAAGCCCATATGCAATAGCAAAATTATACGCATATTGGGCAACAGTTAACTATAGAGAAGCATATAATATGTTTGCATGTAATGGAATATTGTTTAATCATACAAGTCCTAGAAGATTACCAACATTTGTGTGTAGAAAAATTACACAGGCTGTTTCCAGAATATATTTTGGCAAACAATCTATTTTAACTTTGGGTAATTTAGATGCGCAAAGAGATTTTGGATTTGCTAGAGATTTTGTTGAAGGAATGTATATGATGTTACAACAAGATAGTGCTGATGATTATGTACTGGCAACAGGTGAAACGCATACCATTAGAGAATTTGTTGAGAAGGCATTTAAATATGTAGATATAAATATCGAATGGCAAGGAAGTGGAGTTGACGAGATTGGGATTAATGCTAGGAACAACAAAAAAGTTGTTGAAGTTGATAAAAGGTTTTTCAGACCACTTGAGGTTGATATTTTACTAGGTGATTCTAGTAAGGCAAAGTCAATACTTGGTTGGAGTCCAAAAACAACATTTGAAGATTTAGTTAATTTAATGATGGATGCTGATTTGAAGTTGGAGGATAATAGATGAATATTGATTCAAAAATATTAGTTTTAGGTTCTACAGGAATGGTTGGTTCTGCTATAGTCAGAAA